CGCCGAGCTTGAAGGAGCAGGCCAAGTTTGCAGCCGCAGTGCTGCGCTCACCAGATGAAACCTGCTCTATTGCTGAGCTTCAACAACACTGGCACACCATCTGCAACGCACTGGAGCAACTCAATGACTGACAACAACCACCCGATCACTCCGCCGCCTGAGCTGGTGGAACAGTGGCGCACCGCACCGGAATACGCATCTGCGCTGGAAAAGCTCACGATGGTGACCATGACGGATCGACGCCTTCAGGAAATCGCCAGCCAAGCAGCCCGCTGGGGTGCTGATCAGGAGCTAAACGAGTGCTGCAAATGGCTCCCCAAGTTGCCGCCATGGAGCGCAGATGATCTCCGCAAACATCGCCGCCCCAAGCCGCCGAGTCTCAAGCAGCAGGCGCTGGAGGCACTGCAACGGGCAGAGGAAGGTTGGAGGCCGATTCCCGATGACTGCGACACCATCCGCCGCGCACTCGAATCCCTACCCGATTAGTCCGATCAACTACTGCCAATGAATGACCTCACCCCCAACGACCTCAGCCATATGAGCGACGAAGATTTCAACGCCCTATGCCCCCAAGGCCACCACGCACCAGGGGCGGAGCCATTGAGTCCCGCCGCCCAGGCAGTGCTGGATGCTGTGGATGCTCTATATGAAGAAGATATTCCAGAGGACCGCTGCATAATTGCCGCTGCCCTCCGTGCCGCTGCCGATCAGGTGGTGCCTGAAGAAGCCGAAGCAGTTGGCGACCAGCACGATGAAGCCCGCCAAGACCAGTGGCTGCGCATTCGGTGGAAACTCCTCGCCATCGCTGCCGAGCTGGAGGGGCAATGACCACCGACTTCCGCGCCCGTTGGGGCAACTCCTAATCACCTGCAAATTAGGAGTTGATCAATAGTTGGGTCGGTGGCTGTGGCTCACGCGCCTAACCAGCCTTGCCACTGCCGACCCATCAGCGGCCATATCCATAGGAAATCTATGGAACCAACAACGTACCGCAGTCATTACAAGGAGTCAATCATTGCCGCAGCTTGACCCCCACCCATCCCCGATCTGGCGCACGCTGGAAGGGGCAACCGCCTGCCCCTTCACGATTCACCCCCAGGAAATCGCCGCCCTACTGGAAACCCTTGCCGACATCGTCGAGCAGCGAGGTAATGCCCAGCTCGATCTCGACCCTGGGGAGACCGCTGACTGGCTCCGCTCCGAGGCTCAGCGCGCTCAGACTGGCGAATGACCATTCAGCGTGCAGGCCTCCTGACAGGTCTTGCAGTCTCCTTGCTCGATCGTCTCTTTCGCCTCCGCCAGCAGCTCCTGCCAGAACGAATCGGCAAATGCTCTGAATACTTCCTCGCTCTCCAGCGCTTCCCACTGGCTGCCGGGCTCCCAGTCAAAGCTCATGATCATCTCCCCTTCGACTTCATAGGTGCTCACGATCAGGCCATCACGTTTGAGCACATCGAGCGGCTCATGCTGGCTGAGATTGATCTGACCCCTAGGGACTAATTCCACAGCGCTACGATCAAGCTGTTCTCCATCAACCTAAGGGCGCTGGTACCGTGATGCCAGCGCCCTTTTCTTTTGCTCTCGCAGTGCATTAGCCTTCGTCACTGCGGCGGCTCAGGGAGATCAGCATCGTCAGCAGCCCCATCATCGTCGCCACCGAGCGGCCATTGATGTCCTCGCAGCCCATGGGCCGCGCATCAATCTGCTCAGCTACCTGGGTTCCCTTGTACTTCGCGTACCAGGGCCACACCCTCGGCATCACATAAAACGTGCAGCTCGCCCACTGCGCCAAGGCCAGGGCCGCCGTCGCTATCGAGACGCCAACCACTGATCGCCATAACCATTTCGGCATCGCTACTCCCGGTCGTAGTCCCCGTTGCAGTGATCCCCATCCATTGCGCAGCAGCCATCGAGGTCCGCCTCGATGCGTAGCTCCTGGCCGCCCTTATGCACTTTCAGAATGACCACATCGTGGCGAAAGGCGACATCCACGCGCTCGACGCCCTCGTAGCCCAAGAGCACAGAGCGAGCTCGATACGCCGCATCCATCAGCGCCTGGTCAATGCCGTCCATGCCCGCTGATGTGGGGTCATCTCTACCCTAAGAACTCCCCACCGGCCTCCATATTCCGCCCTACTTGTGATCCTTAGCTTGAAGGGCCGCGACCTCGGCCATGGAGCGCCGCCGTGCCCAGCTTGTTCATATCGAGACCCACCAACCCGTTGACCCCGACTGGGCGCCGCTGATCACCCCAGATGAGATCACCGAGGCCAACCGGCTGCTGGTGGCCAACCGGCTGCAATGGCGCTGGCAGTGGCTTCCCTCTACCATCGCTCTCACCGGGGCAGTCACCCTGCAAGCCCCAGCGAGCCGTGTTGCAATTTAAGTCCTCGCTTCTGGCGATCTGCGGAAGCTTCACTGGCCCCTTTGCGCCCTTCCACGCCGTCCACGTCGAGCCCGCGGCCCAGGGCGGCGTGGTCGTGATCGGCAGCGACGAGGGCAAGGTCACCGCCGTCGGCTTTGACCCCCGCGGGCGCGCCGATGAGGCCGCCAACCTGCTGCCCACCTCGGACCTGCTGGCGGCCTGCAAGGGCATCAAGGGCGCCGAGCGCGACATCACCATCCAGGACGCCCACGCCCAGGTGACCACCTACCGCAAGAGCAAGAACGAGACCAAGGAGTTCGCGCTCCTGCGCAGCCAGGAGCCCTACCCGCCAATCCAGCAGGCCCTCGCCCGCTGCCTTGAGAACTGGGGCGCCACGCCAGAGCTCAGCCGCACCGCCGGGCGCTACTCCATTGCCTACCTCGATCGGGCCCTCAAGGCCGCCGGGCACCTCAGTGATTCGGTCGTCCTTTCCTCCTTTGATGGCGGCCCGATGCGGCTCCAGGCTGATTCTCTTGATCTGCTGGTGATGGTGATGCCGCAGACCCGCGAGCCGATCCCGCCGCTGCCCGAATGGGCGATCACCTTCGCTAATGGCGCTTGCCAGGACGGGCAGTACCGTTAGCCTGGCTTGCGCCTGAGTTCATCCTGTGAGCACTGCCACCTTCGTTGTGGCCCTGGCCGCCGCTCCCGCCTCCGTTGTCGTTGAAGGCAAGGAGTTCCTTGAGGTGTACGCAAGTACCCCCACCAAGGAACCTGTCAACTTGCTGATTCGCACGTTGGCCACGGGCAACCCAGCCAAGGGCCTCCACGGCAAACAACCCTCTGATCTCCTCATCGTCTCCGGCGACCTCAGCCTTCCCAAGGACCAAGACACCCCGCCCGGTCTCTACGCCCGGGTGATCTGCGATGCCACCAGCGATCAATACCTCAATGAGGTGACGATCGTCGGACGGCTCGCTGGGGAAGCCCGCGTCACCGAATCCGCCAAGAGTGCCTCGCGCTCCGTGGCGGTCAATCGCTACTTCAAGGACCAGGAGGAAACCGACTGGTTCACGGTCCGCGGCTTTGGGGCCTCCATGGAGCGCATCAGCAATGCCCCCAAGGGTTCGCTGGTGTCGATCTCCGGCTCCCTCGAGCAGCGCACCAACCGCGAAGGCAAGCCCTACACCGAAATCAAGGCCCGCACCTTCCGCGTCCACCAACGCAGCAAGGGCGGCGCTACGGCCAACCCCGCCGCTGGCACCAGCGCCCAGGGGTACGCCCATGAGGACTTCGCTGGCGACGATGCCATGCCTTTCAACTGGAACTGACGACCACCACAGCAACCACGATCTAAACCATGGGATTCCTTCCTGAGAACTACCTGAGCGCCACCAAGCCCCCAGAAGAGACCACCAGCGACGAACGCCGCCAGCGCTACTTCGAGCCGAACAAGCTGGCCGACGGCGAATCCACCACCCTGCGGCCCTGCGGCCTCTACAACACCGGCCATGTGATCGCAGGCTGGCAGTACTTCACGCTGGATTCCAAGATCCGCCGCATGCCCAAGTTCCCCGGACCCTGCCCCGAGGACATCGGCCTCTCCTGGGAGGGCAAGACCAACGGCACCGGCGAGAAGGCGCGGCCCCAATACTTCCTGGCCTTCACGGCCCTGCGCAAGGAGACCGATGACTTCGTTGTCGTCGTCATGACCCAGAAGAAGGTCCGCGAGCAGTACGAGGAAATCCTCTCGATGGAGGATTACCAGCCCATGCCCAGCGGCGTGGCCAACTTCTACATGACCCTCAAGCGCAAGGGCGTCAAGACCGACACCAGCTACACCCTGGTGCCCACGCTCAAGGCCCCCTCCAAGGCCGACGAGAAGCGCTGGAGTGAGACCGCCTCATCGATCTGGCTGCCGGCTCTTTACGTCAATGCCGATCCATTTGCCGGGAAACCCGCTGATGCCCTGCCTGAGGGTTTGCCGCCGACCCACCGCGATGAACTCGGCGCGGACCATGAGGTTGCCATCGTTGACATGGTCGACCCCGAAGTAATCCCCGCCGGCTGGTAAGTCTGTCCTTGAATGCCGCCTTTGCGTACACGCAGACTTCCTCGATCTGCATGTCCCTATGCATCGGCGGCATTACTTCTGAGGCTTTCAGTCTGTGACGCGATCTTCAGAATGAACGCTATTTCTTTAGCTTTCCTCCGGGGACCGCAATTCCAGGGCAGCCATGAGACGTTCTGAATGCTCAGGCGTCCATGGCTTCCCCGCCAGATTGCTTGCTGCTTCCTTGGCCAGCCAGCGCATTGCAGCCGGCATCGTGACCAGGACCTGTTGGCTTAACTGCCGGCACAACTGCCTGAGTTCTTCGGTTCCCGCCTGATCGATCGCCTGCCAGGCCTCTCTCAGACGCAGCTGCTCCCCAACCGTTGGTTCCATCCCGGAGTCGCCTCCGATTTCCGGGTGAACCATTGCTCCAACCGCGTTGTTCACTAAAGGCTAACCACGATGACCGCCGCAGCTTCCGAGTTGTCAGAAAGGATCCACGACTGCCGCTGTCAACTCCTCGGCAACCAGCCACTCTTCCACGGTCTTCACGGCGACATCACGATCCTGACGCCCCAGGACCACTGGTCACCGCTGGCCACCTGCCAGGCCCTGGAGCACCTGGTCGGCGAGGGGCTGATCAAGGCTTTTCACCCCGTGCTCACCGCCGCCGCCAATGTCTTCGTCATCGAATTCCATCCCGAAACCAGAATTGATCCGAGCCTTGCAGTCGGCGCAAACTAAGGAAGACGTGCGCTGGCTGCTCTCACGCCATGACATCCAGGACGTTCAAGCCGCCTGGTCCGCCCTTGAGCCGCTCGAGAGGGCGGCTCTCCTTCTTGTCCGCAATTTCGAGGGGACCATTCACCATGACCTCAAGCCATCCGATCTCGGGATCGGAGAACCTGACCCTGCTAGAAACCAGTCGCCTGATGCTCCAGGAGCTCGGCCGGCTCAACAGCATGCTCTCCGTTCTCCTGCAGCACCAGCAGCAGCAGGGCGCCCAGCTCGCTGATCTGCTCTACCTGGTCAATGGATTCACCAGCGGTGGGGCCAGCTTCTCTGGCTACATCGCCGATCCCATGACCCAGGCCTACCTTGCGGTCATTGGCCCCCTGCTCGCCACCAAGCTCTCACCCCAGGAGCAGGAGCTGCCCGAGATCATGAAGGGAGCCACCCTGCTTGCCAAGCAGCTCATTGAAGAGCTCGCCGCCTACCGCAGCGAACGTGGTGCCCTTGATTACCTGGAAGATCAAACCGAACTGATCAACGATCCCTGGGCTAATCAAGAGCAACAGCAAGACTCTTGAATCGGCCCTTTGTTGTGCTCTCGTTACATTGTGTAACGAGAGCTTTTCAGTGCGGATGCGGCCCACGCGCTTTGAAATCGACGGGGTCCGCTACTACCGCACCGGTGACAACCCAGACGCCGCCTACCCTTCTGTCACCGCCATCCTCAGCAAGACCTCCAGCGAGGCCGCCAAGAAAGCTCTCCTGACCTGGGCGCAGAAAAATCCCGGCGGCAAGGAAGCAGCCGCTGCCCGGGGCACTGCCATCCACGCCGCCTGTGAGGCCTACATCCGCGGACTTCCCGTCAACGTCCCGGATGACTACCTCCCCTTTTGGCGCGGTCTCTCCCGGCATCTTGATAAATACGACGCCTTCCTCTGGAGTGAAAAGCCCCTGCGGCCCCAGTGGAAGCACTGCACCGGAGAAGACGGCATCTCCCGCCTCTGGTCCCATCAATACAACTACTGCGGCTGCCCGGACCTGATCGGTGTGCGCAATGGCGTCACCATCCTGGTGGACTTCAAGACCTCCAATGGTCCCTATTGCCGCTGGTACCCCCAAGAGCAAGACCGCTCACTCTTTGGCGGCTGGCGCAAGTACTACAAGTGCTCACTGCAGCTGGCCGCCTATGCCATCGCCAGCAAGGAGACGCTCAATCTCGACATCGACGCCGCCCAGATCCTTGTCTCCACCCCTGAGATCGATCAATCCTTTTTCATCCACGGCGATGACATGGAGCGGGCCCGCACTTCCTGGCTGCAGAAGGTCCGCAAGTACAAGGAGATCTGCGAGCAGGAAGCAGCCGAGCGCGCCCAGCAGGAGGCCATGGCCGGCGAAGTCCGCGTGCTCCAGCCTGCAATCGCCTGATCCGCCGCATAAAGAACAAGGGCCACGCCAGTAGCGCAGCCCTTGAGCGACCCAACCAGGAAGCGGGCGTCTCGACCGCCGCCGCAAACCTATCACGCAGACCGCACGCCCAGGCTTACAGTGTGTGACCCTCTGCGCGCACGCATGGACGCCGATTTCCCCCTGGTTTCCCGCAGCTGGAACGGGACACCCATCAGCCGCCGCCCCGCCGACGGTTATGTCAACGCCACGGCCATGTGCAAGGCCAACGGCAGGCGGTGGTCCGACTTTCGGGAGTCCGACCGTTGCAATGAGTACCTGGAGGCGCTGGAGACCAAAACCGGAATTTCCGTTTTTGCCCTCGTCCAGTCCAGGCGCGGCGGTCTTGACTCCGGTACCTGGGTCCACCCGGACGTCGCCACTGAACTTGCCCGCTGGATCAGCGCCGAGTTTTCGGTCTTCGTGAACCAGTGGTTTCGCGAGGAGTTTGAACGCCGCGCCCAGCATCCCGCTGCAACTGAACCCCAACCCGTCGCGCTGCTTGACCCCCGCGAACAGCTCGACATGATCGACCGCGGCTTCACCATGCTCGAGCGCTTCGGAGTGGTGGACGACCGGGACCGGCTGCAGTTCGGCGACATGGTGCGCAACGCCACGGCCCGCGCCGTGGGAGGCCAGCTTCTGGCACCCGCCCTTGAGGAGCTCACGATCTCAGATGCCTGGCTCAAGGTCACCGGTGAACACCTGCCCCGCAAGCTCATGAAGAAGGTCGGCATGGCCGTCGCCAGGATGTACCGCGAGGAGTTCCAGGCCGATCCCCCAAAGCGCGTTCAGTATGTCGACGGCGCACCCCGCAAGGTCAACAGTTACCAGGCCGGCTGGCTGCTCAATGCCGTCCGGGTCACCTGGGAGGACATGCGCCAGAAGGAGGCCGCCTGATCCATGACCACCGCCACAACCCCCGACCCCAACGGCCACGAGACCTTGACCGCGGCTGATGCCTGGTTTCTGATGACCGGCCAGGCGCCTACTCCCGAGGAGGAGTACATGCTCGACGCCATTTTGCACAAGATGTACGTCAAGGACTTCGGCGAGGAGCCGCCCGAGAAGTGGATCCTGCCCGACGCACCCGAGCCCGAGGGGGACTGAACCCAAGCATCGGAATCCCGATAATTGCTGGCCCTCGTAACGGGATTCTCCGTTGCGGGGGCCTTATTGCGAACGGGTCGCTACTGAAGGTTTACCAGAAGAACAGACCGCCTGCCTCGCTGATTCCCAGATCCTATCCCTCCTTCGTGGATCACCTTGTTCGCAGCCACCCCGAAGTAGTCCGGAAAACGGACTACTTCTGCTCACTTCCCGGTTCCGCAAATCTCCTCCGCCTTGATCCAATCCTTGAGCTCGCACACATAGCGCCTTAACTCGTGTGCTTTGCGCGCATGCCAGCCATGGCGAGTCTTGCGATAAAGATCCTCATGCCGATCGATCGCCTCCAGCGCATGCTTGATCAGTGGATTCCACGGTTCACGCACTGGTGTATCCCACTCCCGCTTGGACACGACTGCCCTCGATCACTCTTGCCGTTAGACCCAGCACCCAGCCCTAGCGATCCCTTTCTTTCACGGGAACGCAATTGGGTACTCGCTTGCCATCCTTCATCTTGAAGCCAATAGCCTCGTAACCCTTCCAGCAAGCATCAGCCAGCTTCTCGCCTGCCTTCCGTATGGCCATCAGCGTAGTCCTCCGTTCTTTTCCTGCTGCAAGCGCCGGAACAGTCGCTGAACGATTGGCCCAACCTCTGCGCTGACTTCTGGACTATTCTGCCAATCCTCAACCATTACATATGAATCACGGAAGCCATCTCTTTTCGCCTCTCTGAATACACCTCTAGCGGAATCAACTGACAGCACATTGGCGTATTGATTAATCGGCCCGCCAATGGATGAGTTCTCTAGTACATGCGTCAATCCCGGTGGCGCGGCTGGGACAAACAGCAACGCCTGACTGCCATCACTACCTTTCTCCAGACCGCTAAAGACAATCCGATCGCCATCAATCACCGAGGCTCCATATACGCCGCTCCTGTCCTGCACCGGGAAGACCATGGGAGCAATTTCAGGCAGGCTGTCCTGCAGGTACCGCTCAATCACTGCCAACTTCTCCGCAGTGCCCATGCTTGCCGTCTTGCGGGGGCTGGCAGCGTCCTGCAGTAATGCCCGAAGATCACTGGCCCCTAGGGCTACCGACCCTCGCTCCGAAAGCAGCGAACCAAGTAACGCGGCATCCGAGCCCAGCGTCCCTGGGGCCCGCCCTTCACTCGCTAAAGCCTCTCTGTAGGCCGCTTTCAATATCGAATCCCCCGCCATTCGCGTGGTCATCACTGTACCCCTACCGCCTGAGAACGATTCTCACTCCCATATTCTGGCGGATTGCTGATCGCATCCAGCCCGTAGAGACCCAGCAAAATCCCCAGCGACGGCAGCCCGTACTTCATGGCCATACGAACGCCAGACGGAAGCACCACCGGCTCGCTCGCTTCCAGTTGCTCCACCGCCGCTCGCACTGCGGGCAGAGGCGAACTCAACGGTGTCCGTGCCATCGCCGAGTTAGCCGGGGTCTCTACCCCCACCTTTTCGGATCTGACCTCCCCGTAGACCGCCTTCTGTGCGGCCTGGGTTGCCTCTTCATGGGAGAGATCGGCCTGCCTGCCGCGGATGTACGCAATGTCGTACTCGTTCTCCCTCAGGTATCCGCCAGCGACCGCATCAATATCCCCCTGCGAGGGGCGCAGGTGCGGAAACCTCGCATAGAACTCCTCTCGACTCAGGCGCTCCGTCACGCTCGCCTAGCCCCCTCGCCCTGCTGCTCACCCCCAGGAGCCAGGATGAACGGAGCGGTCAGAGCCACTGCAGCCTGAGCCAGGTTGTCACCGCTGTAGCGGCCAATTGCGGTCATCAGCCCCTCCACGTCGCCTCGGCCCTTGAAGTTCTGCCGGTACTTGGCCAGATGCAGATCCCGCAGCACTGATAGCGCTTGCTTCTCGCGCTGCTCGGTCGCTGCCCGCCTCAGCTGCTCAAACTGCATCACCGAGGCCTTTGTGCCAGGGAATGCAGCAGCCACTTCAGCGGGGATTCCGGCCATCAGCTCGGGGTTGCGTGCATCGAGCCGCCTGCCGATGGCTCCACCGACCTGAGCTGCCACCGGCCTGGCACCAAACGCAGCCACCCCGCCCAGCAGTGTTGAAAGGGCAATCTCCTCCGGGCTCATGTCCGTGAAGATCGCCTGCCCCGTTGCCGCCACCGCAGCGCCGCCAAGGGTCTCCAGCGCATCCTGAAATGTCGCGCTGTCTTTGTACTTCTGGCCGATGAGGCTCAGAATTTCCTTGATCTTGTCCTGAGCTTTGCGCACCGCTTCAGACCTCCTGGTAGCCAGCTGCGGGCTGACCCTGTCCATTCACCGCCTGCCCCATCGATCCCTCGAACACCGGAGTCAATCGATCCGCCAGGACTTGATTGGTCCCAGGATCCTCCACGCCAGTGCGATCTGAGATGGCCATGTACGCCACCAACTCAGGCGTCAGGTTTAACGACTCGCCAGCCTGACGCATCTGTAGCGGGCATCAATCCTTTTGGGCAGTCTAAGAAATCCGCGCAGTCCACTAAAACTCTCTTATGCTGAGCGAGTCCCGCGAAATCCGGAATTTGCCGGTAACCCGCGTGGGCCCTAAGTCCTGAAATCGCTGGTATTTCAGGCCGGAGGGATCGCTTCCCTCTGTCAGCAGCGGACCTGGGTAGCCCAGGACTGCCGCGATAGCCGAGGCCCCTTCTGGGGCCTTTGGTGTTTATGGGGCAGGCTCCAACAGGCAGCACTCTTCGGTCGATAGCCCAAGCAGAGGCGGCCAGGACAACTGGAACTCAGTCCCGGTTCAAATCCGGGTCGACCGCTCCACCCTCATTTCAAATGAGGGTCTCGCCCCAGCTCAAGCCAAAAAAGAGCCCCCGGCCATGGAACGACCCGGGGGCTACAGGGTTCTTTCGTTGCTCACTATAGCCCGCAGCCCTAGATGATGGGCTCCCGCTTGCTGAAGGCCTCCTTCACCGCGCTGAGCTCGTAGTTGGCCGCAATGCTGAAGGCCTCGGCCAGCTCGTCGGTGAACTCCCCGCGCAGCACCAGCGGCTCCAGGTCCGCATCGGTGAGCCCCAGCTTCTCCCGCATCCGGGGTGAGAGCTCCAGGTCCTCGAGCTCCCGCAGCGGCCAGGTGTAGGGCTCCAGCTCCTGGGCCTCCGGTAGTGCCTTGGGGTCCGGCGCCCCGCCCAGCCACCGCTGCCCGGCCTCCTGCAGTGAGGCCATCAGCTTGGGCAGATCCTCCTGGCCTGCTTCGCTGCGAATCCAGCTTTCAACATCACGCACCGTGACATCGGTCACTAATTCACCAGTGAGATAGAACCGCAACAGGGCATCCAGCGTGACCCCCAGAGCGTGGGCCAGCTTCCCCTGGATCTCAATGGCCACCCGCAGCGGGCGGATCTCGCCATTGAGGTACTTGGTCATGGTGCCGATCTTGACGCCGATCTCGGCACTGAGCTGCCGCTGCGACATCCGGTTGACCACCATGGCTTGCTGCAGCGCCTGAGCAAAGCGCTGGGTCTGCGCCTGCTCCTCCGGGCTCATCAGCAAGGGGCCGTCTCGATCTGCAGCGGTCATGGTGTTTCGCGTCTTATACCGAGACGGTAGTGGTGAACCCTGGGGCTGTCAGCCCTCGTCACCATTCTCCCCGCGAAAACCCCTGCAGCGCAAGGGCATTAGCAGATGTGACGCATCATGCCGGCGTTCGACGTGAAAGCTGAATGCCATCGGGCTACCATGTGCACGCCTCAGCGGTCACTGGATGACGCCGCACGCACCGGGCGATCAACTCGCCTATTCGATTAATCCTGCAATCCACAACAAGCCAGCCACCTGGGACCCGCGCTTTGCCTCGGGGTGGTTGAGCTGCGAGGGGGCACTCTTTGATCTCCGCCAACACGTCGAGGCCGGCACTGCGTTCATCGCAGCGGCCATGTCCAGCGATCACCGCACCAGTGCCGCCTTCCTGCATGCGGATCTGGTGGTCATCGACATTGACTCCGGCCTGACCCTTGAGGGATTCGCCAGCCACGACCTCGCTCCCCTGGCGGCCTACCTCTATACAACCTGCAGTCACGATCCAGCAGCGGGCAAGCACCGCTTCCGGGTGCTGTTCCGCCTGCCCCGCCGCATCGAAGATCCCGATCTCTACAAAGCGATCGTCACGATCCTGACCCGGGCCCTCGGCGGCGATAAGAGCTGCACTGATCCCTGCCGCCTCTTCTACGGCAATGCCAATGGCAGCTGCCCGGCCTGGAATCCCGGTGCCCTGCTACCCGAATCCCTGATTGATGACGCCCGCAAGGAACTGGCCCTGAGCCGCACCCGCTACGAGAGGGCCCGCCAGGACCACGACGAACTCTCAATTCAGCGGGCGATCTACGTTCTCGATCAGATCATCCCGCCCACCAATGACGGCGAGCGGGATGCCTTCATCAAAGTCACCGCCGCTGCCAGCTCCGGTGGGGATGCCCTCTTCCCGGCCTGGTGTGACTGGGCAACCCGCGGTCACCACGGCAGCGGCAAGAACGCCCGCCAAGCCAGTGAGAAATTCTTCCGCGGCTTCCATGGCCGCAGCTCCCTGGCCACCCTCTTCTATCTCGCCGGCGAGATCGACCCCGATTGGCGCTCCTCGCTCCCAGAGGAACTCAAGGGCAGCGAGACCCCGTCGTTCTTCCAACAGACCGGAGTTGCCGGCTACGACCACGAGGACTTCCTGGGCCTTGATCCCTTTGATGACGCCCCGCTGCTGAATCCCAGCCAGCTGGCGACCCAGAGCCTCTTTGACCCAGCTGCCCCCTGGGCCAAGACCGCCGTCATCGCCAAGCCCGAGCCACCCGAGCAGCACCCTGATCTCGAGGACCGAGACTCCGGCGACCTCGATGACTTTGACCCCGACATCGATCCCGATGAGCTCTCCGACATGGAGATGCTCGATGAGGGCTTTGAGGTGGCCGCCCGCCATGCCGACACCCTCGGCGAACCAATCAAGACCCGCCGCAACAAGGTCGTCAAAGAGGACACAATCCAGGCCATTAAGGATCGGCTACTCCTCCTCTACCCCGGGCTGCGGCTCAATGCCATGAGCCTCCGGCTGGAATACGGACCCGCCCATCAGCCGCGGGTCATTCAGGATCCATCCCAGCTCTACGCCTTCATCAGCGCCGGTACAGGCCAGGTCTTTCAAAAGACCCTGGTCTATGACGTGGCCCACATCATCGGCCAGCAAAACCTCTACCACCCGGTCCGCGCCTACCTCGAGCACTGCGCCTCCTACGCCGAGCCCTGCGGCTACTTCAACACCCTGGCCTCCGAACTTCTCGGCGTGCCAACCGATGACACCCAGTCACCACGTTTTGATAACGGCGACCTGGTAGCCGATGTCATCCTCAAGCGCTTCTTGATTGGTGCCGTCGCCCGGGCCGTCAAGCCTGGCTGCACCCATGACTGGATGCCGATCCTCATTGGCTCGCAGAACGCCGGTAAATCCACCTTCTTCCACTACCTCACGCCGCCCTCGCCGGACTGCGACCACAACTACCCCTGGGTCTCCACGATTCAGCAGAGCATCGCTCAGCTCAAGGAGAAGCCCCACATCATGCACTCCGGCTGGTTCATCATCTTCGATGAGGTCGAGCGCTACTTCAAGCGGCAGTACACCGAGGAACTCAAGAACCTGATCTCCGTCTCGGTGGATCTCAGCGCCCGCAAGTACGAGAACGAGCGCAACTTCTCCCGCGGCTTTGTGCTCTGCGGCGCCACCAACTCCGTCGACTTCCTCTGCGATCCCACCGGCAACCGGCGCTTCCTGCCGATCATGGTCAAAGGGAAGGTGCCGAGTCCTAAGAACCCCAGGGTCAAGATCATCGACCTGGACCGGCTCAAGCAGGACCGCGATGCCATCTGGAGTGCCGCCTACCGGGCCTACCTGGCGGGCGAACCCCATACCTTCTCCAGCTACGAGCTCAACCAGATCGAGGACTACCTCAACGGCTTCCAGCGGGATACGCCGATCGAAACCGAGGTGCTGCGGGTGCTCGAAATCAATAACAGCGGCATCTACCGCGATGAGAGCTATGTCACCCTCTCGGATGTCTTCAAGTGGATGGACATTCCACTGGAGCGCCACTCCAACATGCTGCAGCCCATTACTGATGTGATGAAGCGGCACGGTTGGAAGATGAAACGGATCCGCGCCATGAACAGGATGTTCCGCGTTTGGATGCGTCCAAGGTCGTGACTCGCGGAATCTACCTTTGAGAATACGATTTGGCCGCCCCTGAAAAGGCGGCTTTTTCATGTGGTGGTGCGGGTTCTCGGGGTTGGTTATATAAATGCAACCCCAGTAGTCGTTTTGCCCGTCACAGGGGGGTGTCACCCCCAAAGCCACTGCGCTGGAACCACTCTGCTGGGTGTGACGACCGTGCCAAGGGTTTCCTATGTATTGATAGACAGGAAGCTGCTCAGTGCCCACAGCTTTCTGTATCTCCCTGAACACTTTCGTTCCTCGCTATGGTGTTCGAAGTTCTTGGTTCTCTTGACCAAGAAGGGGAGGAACAAAATTTCAATACTAGAGAAAAAGCTCGTCACACCCCCAGCCTTTTCTCAACTCCCTTCCGCCCCAGTCGATCTCGGCGAACTTCAAGGGGTCCCACCCCCGTCACACATTTCCGAAGCTCGAAAAACGCCCTCTCCGGATTTCGAGTCGCAAGAGACACGGCATAACCTCCTTGCCCTGGCTGCTCCAGGCGATACGATCTGCACGCCGCAGCGTTCGCCATGCAGTCCCATCCCCTCCACGCAGAGGACCGCGCCGTTGTCGATCGGCTCCTGGCTGCCCCCACACCAGCCGAGCCCGACTACATCGATGCCGCCCGGCTCCTCATGCGCTACGAGGGCTATCCGGGCTGCCTGGACATTCAGTCAGATCTCCACGCCTGCCTGAAGCGCTGGGGCCTGGAGCGGGATCAACTCCACGACAAGACCCGTTCGATTTGGGCTTCGGGATGGCGCCCCATCGCCATTAACCCCGAGGCCCAGGTCGGCTCCGGCGCGGATGTCTCCGCCTAGCCCTCCTCCACTGATGACCCCATGGGCCCTCAATTCATTCGCTATTTCTTGCTCGGCTTCCTGCTGAACCCTGTGCTCTGGATTGCGATCTACAACCTCCTGACCCGCTAGCTCAGCGGTCCTCCAGCTTCCGGATCCGCATTTCGTGATCGCGCAGATCGTCCTCCAGGTTGCGGATGTCACTGCTCAGTTCTTTGCGCAGTGCCTTCATCTCCTCGAGGATCGCATCCATGCCTTCTTTCATGGCATCGATTCCCGCTTTCATCACGCCGCGGTTTTCGGCCATCTTCCATAGCGCGTTGGCACCTTTCCACATCGCACCAACACTTGCTCCGCCAAATCCCAGCAGGGCAATTACCTCGCCAAGGCCCATTGCTTTTGGGATCGATGGTCTAGCGCAATCCTAAAAACTTCACTGCAGGGAATAACAATGGACAACCTCAAACCCCCCAGGCCGCCGCGGCACTGGGACCAGCGCTTTCTTGCCCTGGCCTCCCATGTTGCCGGCTGGTCCAAAGATCCCTCCACCAAGGTCGGCGCCATCGCTGTACGGGACCGCCGTCTTCTGGCTTCCGGTTACAACGGCTTTCCGGCCCATGTCGGTGATGAGTTGGAGCGCCTGAAGAACCGCGACATCCGCCTGATGATGACGGTTCACGCCGAAGCCAACGTCATCGCCTACGCCGCCCGGCATGGGGTCTGTCTGGCTGGCTCCACCATCTACGTCTGGCCGCTGATGACCTGCAATCAGTGCGCCGCCCAGCTCATCCAGGCCGGCGTGATCAAGGTCGTTGTTCCTGATTTCGTTGAACCCATCCGCTGGCAGGACAGCTTTGCCGCCGCCAAGCAGATGTTCATCGAAGCCGGGGTTGCCGTCGCCCGTATCCCCATGCGCGGCCCCCTCGATCCAGCTCAGGACGATGAAGACCTGGATGATCCCCACGCCGATCTGCTCGGTGAGCTGCCGTCACTCGCCTGATTTCACGATTGCCCTGCGCTATGAAACGCAAGAACGTCATCTTTGACATGCGTAGTCCACTGCTTGGACTGCGGGTTCGCCTCATCACCGATGGCCGCATCGGTTTTGTCGTCGGCAAGGCAGAACGCCTCGGTAATCGCATGGCGCTGGTTCCCGTCATCGTCGAAGCCAGTACCCGCAGTGAACTCTGGCCTGAAACCCGCATTGAAGCGCTGCCGATCAAAGAGCAGCACCTGTCCCTGGGCGGTCAATACAAAGCCCCCGCCGGTTACCCCCTGCACGCCAAGCCATGACCCGTCGATCCAAACCTCCCCTACAGCCCGGTGATCGCGTCATTGAGCGCGAGCGGGTGCCCGATCACGTCGCCACCATTCGCTCGCCCAACTTCAAGCAGGTGCAAGGCATCATCGGCAATCGCCGCCGCGGTCTGGTCACTGGCGTTGTCACCAAGGCCAATCGCCGCGGTGCAGCGGTCACTTACGCCCAGGTGATCTGGGATGGATTGGCCACACCATCCCTGCATGCCCAGTGCCGCCTCGAAGTTCTGACATCCGGGGACCACTAGGATCCGGTACATTCCAGCTGACGCAACGCCTGCCATGGCTCGCTGGGCTATACCGCCAAACCTTCATACCGAGACCATCGGCGGGCCGGTCTGCTACTTCCACGACCACAACATCGGCTCCCGGGACGGCCGGATCCCCCGGTACAACGATTCCCATGCCTGCGTGCGTTGCATCTCCTCACTGATGGAGGGGCGACTCACGCTGGATGTGCACCGCATGGAGGCTCGCCATCGCCGGCGTTTCCTGGAATTCTGGTCGTTTGTCGAGATCCGCGACCCCGAGGAGTGCTGGCCCTGGCGTGGTCGCTTCCATAGCCGCAGTTCCTCAGGTTATTTCTCCATTCCCCGCCATTGGGGCCGCGGTCGATCCTTCAGTGCCCAGCGCGTCGCCACCTGGTTCAGCTGGGGAGATGTCGGCGTCCTGCCGATCAAGCACACCTGCGGCGACAACAACTGCTGCAACCCGCTGCATGTTCGGGTGCAGGGCGTGCCGCACTTCTATCACAACCGCAAGCTGCTGCTGCTGGATCTGGAATTCAATTCCCGCAAGCTCAGCCGCGAAACCGACAGCTTCCTGGTCACCACCCGCGACCGGGACCCCAAGCGCTTTGAGGAATTCGAGCGCCATAACCGCGCCTGGATTGAGTACCGCATCGCCTCCCAGCAGCCGGTCCAGCCAGGTGAGATTGATTTCGGCGAGATGGATGATGACGACGACGATGTCCTCGATTAGGGGACCCGTTGTTTGCAGTTGCCATAAAATCGAGCGACCTACAATGAAGCCATCGCTCGTTGATACGGCCCAGGGCCCATCTAAGCATGGCTTCTTATGCGCGCTATAGCGACATTTACGGGATTAGCCGCCCCGACGACGTTCCTGAAGAGGAGATTCAGCGCTTCAATGAAGCCCGGGGTTTCTCCAGCCCCCATGGTGCCCAGCAGCCGCGCGAGCTTAAGGCCGGTCAGTTCTTCAAGGACGGTGAGTATGCCGTCGTCTCCGGCAATGCAGGCGAAGCGGGCTGGGGTGACCACGTTCTCCCGGGCTACAGCAAGATCGGCTACACCGACGACAAGCTGATCCTCAAGCGCAAACCCCAGCCGCAATCTGCTGCTGCGCCGGCTCCCGCCGCTCCCGCTCCCTCTCAGCCCGAGAAGCCCTACACCCCAAGCGCTGAGGTCCTGGCAGCGCGGGATCGAGTGAATGCCTGGCGTCAGTCCTCTCCCGGTGGCAGTGATGTTGACGGCCTCAAGATCGGCAGCAGCTTCCTGGACAACCTCAATGCCATCGGCGCTGAGGGGGCACGGCGCAACGACGATTACAACCGCCGCTTTATTCCAGAGCTCGAAGACCGAGCCAAGCTTGCCGCTGCTGAGATCGGCGACATCACCAGCAATCAGGTGTCCCGCCTTGATCCTGGCATCAGGCTGCCCAAGGTGCGTGACATTTACGGCCCCTCTGGCGGCATTGATCCCACCAGCCTGTTCTCCCAGATGCAGAATCTGATCAAGAACGCGTAACCATTTGATGCACGCTGCAGCTTGCAGGCCGCCCGCCAGCAAGATACGCTGCGGCCAGCTGCTGATCTCTTGTGCTGCCGCCCTTTCGGGTTGAGCGTGTCGCCGCCTACGAGCTACCCCAGCAAACGGCGTACGTCGCGCTTCACAACGATTACGCCGAAGACTTCACGCCCAGCACATCCATCCCGGAAGATCGCTGCGGGGAGATCGCCGTTGAGCGCCTGCTCAGTGGCAATCGTGGTCACTACGGGTGCTACTCGGCGGACACATCTGTCATGACCGCTCGTGGCTGGGTCGCCTGGCCGGAGGTCACCTGCGACGATCAATTGCTTGCCGTTGACATCGAAACCGGCTCTGCGCAGTTTGAGCGTCCGACTGCGCTCTTTGCTCAAGACGTTCTCCCTGGAGATCGTCTCTATCACGCACGATCACAGCGAATTGACCTTTTGGTCACCCACGACCACCGAATGGTTGTGTCCCACCGCCAGGGCGGCGGCACCTGGTCATCGTTCCGGTTTCGCAATGCATGTGATGTTGCTGGTCGAGCCGTTCGTTATCGGATGACCGCGGAGCTGAGCGAAGACCAGCGCAGCCTCCCGCTCGATCTGCCGACCGGTGTCTCGGCCATGGATGCTTTACGTGTTGCTGGTTTCTACTTTGGCGACGGCGTTCGCAGTAGTAGTCACTCCCCTGTAGTGCTTCGGTTCAGGCTGCGCCGTCCACGAAAAATCGAGTATCTGGAGGGGCTTGCTTCGTCCGTTGGCGTTTTAGAACCCCGTACCAGCGATCGCTACACGCTCAAGTGCGGTCCTTTGGCGTCATGGGTTGAACGCCACTTCAAGTCCGAGTCCGGTAAAACGGTCCCCGATTGGCTTATCTCTCTGCCTCGAGCCGAGTTCCTATCCTTTTTAGACGGTCTGCGCCATAGTGACGGGACTCGGTTTAAGGCTAGTACCTCCCAGGGCGGTGAGAGCTGGGCCCTCGACTCCTGCGAGTACACGGCATTGCGCAAGATACAGGCGGCCTCGGTAATGAATCACATTGCCACCTACCTGTTTCCCAACCACCCCAACGCTGGCCAAGGGCATGAAAATCATCGCCCTTGCTGGCGGTTGACTTTCAGCCACGATCGTACTTTTGCGCGATTTGAAGCCTGCCAACGCCGTACTCGTGGTCTTGAGCAGGCAGTCCCCTACGAGGGCAAGGTCTATTGCGCCACGGTCTCAACCGGTGCACTCCTTGTTGAGCGCAATGGCAAGCCAATTGTCAGCGGAAACTGTCTAGAACACGCCTCCCTGACCCTGGCGATCCAGGCGGATCACAACACGATCATGCAGCTCAGGACCCATCGCCTGGGCTCTTTTGACGTGCAATCCATGCGATACACCGGTTCTCGCATCGAGAAAGTTGCTAGCGGCGAGCTGCAGCCCGAGGAGGTCTTCTACGTCCGCCCCCCAGGGAACTACCGCGACCGCCAGGGCGATCCCTACGCATGGACCCAGGAGCAGGTCGATGAGTGTCTTGCCATCGCCCTTTCCTCTGCCATGGATTACACCCGGCTGCGCGAGCAGGGTGTCTCCGAGGAGCACGCCCGCGGTGTGCTGATCACCAGCTATTTCCAGAACGCAGTCGTCACCTTCAATGCTCGCGGCTGGCTGCACCTGCTGGACATCCGCCTCAAGGCCGATGCCCAGTGGGAAATGCGCTGCCTGATGGAGATGGTCGAGCGCGAAGTGCAGCGCTGGATCCCTGAAATCCATGCCTGGTGGGCGCAGAACCGCCGCGGCAAAGCCCGCCTTGCCCCCTGAGCGATGCCCCGTCCCACCAAGCTCGAGCTGCTGCAGCGGCTCTTCCCGGAACTCAAGCAACCCGCCAGCAAAGGGGAAAGAGAAGCGGCCATCCGCTTCAACACCCTGGCCTGTGAAGCAATTCTGGCGGACTGGATCCGCATCCATGACCTCGGCTTTGAGCGCGATGGTCGCGGTGTGCTTTGCCTGCGGCTCCACAGGGACGCCAAGGAGAGCTCATTCCTGCCGCTGGACGCCCTGCAGCAGGACCGCGACCAGGCCCGCAAGGATGGCGCTGATGAGCTGGTGTCCTTCCTCGATGACGCCATCCGTCAGATCGAGCGCACCAACCCCAATAAGGCCGTCCTGGTCATGCTGCTCGACAACTCCGGCGCTCAGGTCTTTGCGATTGACCGCGAGCATCCAGCTAAGGCGATCGAAAGCGCCCTTGAGGAGTTCGCGCAGTAATGGAGCGCCCCGATCGCTGTGATCTGGCCCCGCCCCTTGATGTGATCCAGGCAGCCCGCAGCACCATGGGGGCCATTGACCTGGATCCCTACGGCTCGGCCCACAACAACGAGCTGGTGATCGCGGCCCGGTATTACGACCGCGATACCGAGGACTTCAATATGGTGATCGCCCGGGACTGGGATTGCCCAGGCGAAGGCCGCGTCTTCATTGGCCCTCCAGCCGGCGCCGGGGCTACGCGGCGTCTGCTCAACAAGTGCCTGCGGGAGTACCGCGCTGGCCGCATCCAGCAGGCCGTGATTTGGGTCGCGCATAACGAAACCCTGATCCGCGCGCCGTGGGTCTGGGATTTTCCGATTTGCATCCCCTTTCGGCGCCTGCGTCCCTGTTACTGGGATGACGAACTCGAGGAATGGCGCACCATCTCACCATCGGATTGGTCGGCCATCGTCTACCTGCCGCCGGCCTCCCCGCCTGAAGCCTTCTACACCAAGCTCTCGCGCTTTCACGTGTCCTTCAACGCCATTGGCCGCATTGTCTTTGATGCCAACAGCGGCGAAGACGAATGGGTCCGCCCCTACGAGGTGCTGACCGGCAAGCCCTACAACTACCGCGAATGAGCGATGGTGCTCCACGTTCCTGGTTCGGAGCAGCCCTCCGACGAGTTTCTGACACCTACTGGCGAGTGGTATTCGATCTACCGGGCGATCACCTTTGACAACTGGTTGATGTGGAAGCACGCGCTGCCAGAGGAACCCGCGCAGCGCCGCCGTCTCACCGCCGAAGTCTTCCACGAGGTCCAAGCTCTGGCGCGCCGCATCCATGAGCTCCACACCACCATGCAGGAGTACCGCCGCCTGGCCGATACCCCGTTCCAGGTCAGCCGCTGGTGGGATCCCGACGGCGAAGAACCCTGGCGGTGCGGACGCCGTGTCCTACTGCGGCACAAAGCCTTCACGGCCAAACAATTCATGCGCTACAAACCGCAGCGCTCACCCCTGAAGGCCCGCATCGTCAGCGAGCACTGGATGGAATTGGAACTCACGCCCCTGCCGAGTCCGGCAGCTGCCGCGCCTCCCACATCGAACGGCGAGCGCCAAGAGCTCCGCTGCCCTGGTCCTTGAAGATCGCGCCTCTGTCCTTGGAGAGCGCAGCCCGTTCCGCCAGGGTGCTCAGCCCGCTGTTGCCGCCGATGCTCTGACTGCCGCCTGTACTGCCGCCATAGCTCTGGGCGAAGCTGGCCTGCTGCTTGGCGACACCGAGGTAGCGGCGCACCAGGGCATCACCGCGGCTGGATCTGCTGTCCGCTGCGCGAGTGCCGTTGTAGAAGCGGGACTGGCTGTAACGGCGGTCCATGCATGCTAGGGCGGGCGCACTGCTTGCCCTGGCGCCTGCATCTCCTTATCCTAGGCCCAATTGCTGGCGGCCCATGAAGACGCGCTTCGATCTGATTCCCTTCGAAGCCGTGGGTGAAATCGCCGATGTGATGGCTTTTGGTGCCAGTAAATACGGCGAACGCAACTGGTGCCGCGGAACCGAATGGGGCCGCTATTTTGCTGCCCTCTGCCGCCACATCTTCGCCTGGTGGCGCGGCGAAGACCAGGACCCTGAGACGGGTTTGTCCCACCTGGCCCACGCCGGTTGCTGCTTGATCTTCTTGATGGAATACCAGCGCCATGGCTGGGGCCGGGACGATCGATTCCGCGGCCCTGATCAAGAGGCCTTCCGCAAAGATGATGGCCGCTCTGGTAGCTCTGGTAGCGATCTGGACTGGAGCCAGATCGGCCACCTGCCTAGTGGCAATGCCCCGACATCCAAGCTGTGCTGGGTTGATCCCAGCGGCAGTCAGCAATGCAAGGAATTGGTCGGCGCCGTGGGGACCAGCGCCGATGATGACGACGGCCTGGACTGAGTTCAGCTGATCCCGAACTCCTGATTGATGCGGTTGATCCGCTCGTTCAGGGCGCTGAGCTGGTTGTTGATCGCTGCATTCAGGTCACTCGGGGGAGCTGGAGCGCCAAAGACAGCGGCCTGACGGGCTGCCTGCTGCTGCATGGCGGCCTGCTGGCGCTGGGCCTCGATCTGAGCGGCCTTGGCAAAAGCGCTTTGCACCTCCTCCCGGGTGATCAGCGCAGGGATTGCCTCCTCGAGTTTGCTGCCCCGGGCGTCAAGTCCAGCCGTGAAATCCTCGACTGCTCCGAGGCCCGCTTCCAGCTGTGCGACGCGTTTGAGCACGGTTTCCTGAACGGCGCCCTGCTGCTGCAGGCGCTGCGCGAGTCCCCGGCGGCCCATGCTGAGCACCAGGGCCTGCCCGGTGGCCATGCCGATGATGCCGCAGGCGGCGCCAGTGAGCAAAGTGGTGATCATCGAATGGCCTGTTTGACAGCGTGGATAGCGGTGGTCAGGGTGTAGCCCCGGCCGATGACGTCCTCAATGGCGTCGTAGATCTTGTCCTCCTGGCTCTGGGCTGGAATCTTGTAGCCCGTCTTGCCGGCAGCGATGGCAGGAGACCAGCGCTTAAGGATTTCACCGGCGGCGAAGCTCACTTCATCGGAGCTGAGTTCGCCATCGGCCAGGACGGCGGTGATCAATTCAGCGGCGAACTGGACATCACTGCCCCGGTAGTTCGCCAGGTGATCATTGAGCAGCGGATCCAGGATGGTGAACGCACGGCGCATGACTGGCAGCGCCTTGCGCAACCGCAGGTGCCGCAGAACAGCGTTGGCTGCGATGGGCAGACCAATGGCGCCTGCGCTCAAGACGACCGGAGCGACAATGGCCAAGTCAGGGGCCATGGCGGTCATGATGAACGACACGGCTAATGTAACCGGCTTCTTTGCTTAGCCCTTCGGGTACAAGCTGAAGGCTTCCTGCACACCGGCCAGGATGCGATTGGCGGCAGCACGCGGTAGTCGGCCGCTCGGCAGGGCGAAATGAATGTGCTCGTGGTGACCGCCGACCGGGTCATAACCCGGGTGGAAGATCTCGGCCTGGTTCCCCAGCACCGAGCGGGCCACATCGCCGATGTGCTTCTTGCGCGCCTTCCAGCTGCCGTCGTTCCAGTCGGTGATGTCCAGAGCTCGGTCCTTGTAATGCCAAGAGTTCTGGCTGTGCTTGCCGACGGGGCCAAAGGCAGGGTGCTGGCCGACCCGTAGGCCCTGGCGCTGCAGCTCCCGCCCGAAACTCACCAGATCCACGCTGTCTCCATCGCCCTTGACTGCGGCATCGATGGCCGGCAGGACGCCGCCAGCTGATGGCGCGGCAGAGGCGGGCGCGGTGGTCTGGGGCCTGCTGTCCGAGAAGACGGCGCTCAGGGCATCAGCAATGCCTGGTGCCTCGGCAGCGAAGCGCTGAGCGCCGGTTGCCGCGCCAATCGGAGCCAGCCCTGCTGCAGCAATCGCCCCGATATTGAAACCCTGCCCCGACGGCTTGGGTGCTGCCGGGGTCTGCTCAGGGGGTGCCAGCAGGCTGGCCAGGCTGAATCCACTGGGGTCGGCTCCGCCTCCGCCCGGGGTTGCGCCACCACCGGCTGCGGCAGCTTGCTGCGCGCCGGGCAGGTATTGGGCGTGCTTCCCGCTTCTGTAGACGCTCCAGGCGTTCCAGCCCTGGCTGTCACGAATCGCCTTGGCTGCTCGCAGATTGGTGATCGGATCAAACAGATCCTCATTCGAGGACAGTCCGAATTGCTTCAGGCGAGCAGGACCCAGGCCTCCGATCATGTTGACCTGAGTGAGCCCGTAAGAGCGATCACCGGTCGCTGGATTGTCATTGAGCGCCCCACTGCGACCGCCCGATTCCGCCATCGCAATCGCAGCGATCTTGGGCGCTTCATCGGCGGACCACCCTGCCTGCTGGGCCAGTTGCACCAGCTGAGAGACGCCGAACTGACCGCCCTGGGACATTGCTATTCGTCTTCGTCCGGAGTTAGGACGATTTCATCCATGTCAAGTTCCATTGTGGCACTTTCCCATTGATGCTTGAGATAGGCCTTCTTTTCATCTTCTGTTGGCACATATCCAAGAGCTTTCTTGTAATCCTCTTCGGTTTCAGGCTGCCGCCAGGGACGCCTCTCCTGCAGCATGAAGATGAAGCCAGCGTCCCGGCTCATCGACAGAAAGGTCTGCTTGAGCCGAAACCGCGCCTCCCAGGAATCGCACAATGCGTCGATGAGCTCCCCTCGGTCCAGCTTCTGCGCTTCCACTCGAACGCGCTTGAGCAGGTACTCCTGCTCGGTCGTCAGCTGATCGTCCGACATCGATGTCCTCGCGCAAAGGATTCGTGAAGTCGCTCAGTGACGAGCGCTCCGGCTTCAGCCACGCCTTAATTCTGGCGGCGCGCTCAGGGCAGAAGAAGCTCTGCTGAACGTACCAGCCGTACCAGTCCCGCTCGCTGCCCTTGGCTGTATTGCAGCGCCGGCAGGCAGGCACCAGGTTGGAGCGCAGATCAGCCCCGCCAAACGCCCTGGGCCGCACATGATCCAGGGTCATGGTCAGTGGCTCGCCCCGCTCGCCGGAGTTCCTGCCGCAGTAGGCGCAGCAGCCCCACTCATCCTTGATCGATTGGCGAAACCGGCGGCGAGCGGCGCCGGGTGAGAGATCGATGAGGCTGAACACATAGTTATCCCAGTGTTCTGGCGTCATCCGCCCAGTTCAATTGCGCCCAAGCTATGGGCCGCGCCGTTGAGCACAACGAGAGCCGCCGCTGCGACCTGCCTAGGATCTTCTCTTGCGCACTGACCGCCAGGGCTTACAGTCACCGCGTCCGCCCTGGTCCCATGACGGAGGAAGGCCGCCGTCTTTCAGCCCGCATTGATCAGCTCGAGGAGCGCATCCGGGCGATTCAGGAACTCCTGGAGGTCCAGCACGGCAAGGTCTGGTTGAACCGATCGGAGGCCTGCAAGCTGCTCAACGTCAGCTCGCGCCATCTCTTTGACCTGATTACCCGCGGCGTAATCCGCGGTGATGCCCTGCGCAATGTCGGCACCGCTCGGCGGCCCCGTTACGTCTTCCACCGTGAGAAGGCCCTCAACCAGTACATCAGCCGGGCCGCCGCCAAGGTCTAGGCCCTAGAGCCGCTCCAGGAATCGCTTGTGCATAGCGGCCATGTGCTGCTTGTTCACCCAGCGCTGATAGGTCTCGTTGTGCTCCTTGACGCTGTGGCCCATCAGCTTGGCGCCCACTTCGGCCGGCCAGCCATTGACCAGGAGCCGGATGGCATAGGCATGCCGCAGGGCATAGAGCGGAAAGGGCAGCAGCGGGGGGTTGTATCCGCCGCGGCCATCTCGCCGAGGGCCGCGCAGGTAGTCCCGGGCCGCCTTGGCCACCGTGTACTTGCCGTGTCTTGGCGGGTGAGACTCCTGCAGTCCGTAGGCCTCAACCTTGCAGTCCGGGTAGGCCCAGGACTCCCGCGCCCCGGTCTTGGTCTGGTCTTGGACTAACAGGACGTACTTACCGTTGCGCTGCCCGAGCTCGGCCCCGACGATCTCGTGGGGCCTGATCCCAAAGAGCCAGAGCATGCCGTACATCCAGCGCCAGTGCGGCAGCTCGATCTGGTCGATGTAGGACTCGATCACCTCGTCGGTCGGGATGTCCCGCGGCGTGACGATCCTGCGGGTGTAGCCCTTGCCGGCCTCGCTGATCCGGTCGCGATCAAAGGGAATCCCCAGGTGGACGACCGCCTGCCGCAGGATCGAAGCCGTGCTGCTGCGCGATGACGGCGACTCAATCTCCCGGACAATCCGGCACAGGGCGGCCTCACTGCAGGCGCCCCGCCGCCCCTCGAGGACTCGGATCGCCGGGAGGTAGCGCTTCCCCCAGATGGTGCGGCAGTCTCGCGGCAGCTCCGGGTATTTCCTGCCGTAGAGCGCTTCCACCCCGGCAATCAGCTCCGGAAACGTCGGCAGGGTGCCCTCCGGCTTGCCCGCGACTTCCTGGGTCCAGCTCTCCCACTGGAACTCGCCACTGGTCAGCTGGCTATCCAGTCTGCGTGCCAGATCCGCCGCTGGCCGAATGTTTTCTGGCGTGGCCTTGAGCTGCAGCGAGACCGTGGTCTGCTTCTTGATCGCGGGGTCGTCGCGGCTGGGCATGGTGCCGCGCACGTAAAGACCGCCCCGGCGCTGGACCAGCCGGCAGCGGTCGAGGCGATCGTTTTCGCGCTGCAGCAGGGAAGTCAGATCCAAGGGCCCGTTCAAGCGTGTACTAAAACGTGTCCTAAATCGGCCCGATTTCTGCCGGCAAATGCCGGCATGGGGAGGAACCCAAGTTCCCGGGCTTCCGCAAAAGCCGCGGCCACTACTGAGATCCCGCGTCAGGACTCGATTGTGGAGAACGCTCAGTATCGCGCAGTCCCACTACCGCACGGTGTACCTGCATCGCTCAGAGTGACTGCGCTGCAGTCGATCTGATTTTCAGAAGACGCCCTGTGTACTAATTCGTGGACTAGCGGCTCAGGGCTCTGGTTCTGCGCTGGATTGCAACAAACCTCCGCATTCGCTCCGGCTCAGCCCCTCCTCCAGTACCGGTCGCAGCCGCGAAGCGATGGGGTAATGGCGCAGCAGGGCCCGGGCCTCGCGGCGCACCTCACCGGGCACCCGCGGGGTCTCCTTGGACTGGGTGAGCCGCAGCAGGAAATCCCGCGCCGCCACCACCGAGGAGACCTGCTGCTGGCAGCTGCTGATCTCGACGGGCGCCCGCTGGTGATACCGCAGGATCATTCCGCCTCCTGCCGCAGGACGAGCTCGGTGCGTACAACCGCCCCGTCCTTGGGGTGCGGCGGCGCGGACAGGTGCCAATCGTTGGCCAGCCCCTTGAGCGTCCAGGTGCCGATCAGCTCGACGTACTCGCGGTACAGCCCGGTGTACGACGCGTGGAAGGCGTGGTCCGGGCTATCCCGCCCATCCAGGACATAGAGCCAGTCGAGAAGGTCCTGGCGGTTCTGGTCGGCCTGGACTGCCTGGCAGGTCTGACTGTTGAAGGGCATCGACGCCTCGCGTGGGTGCTTCGCCAGGCTAGGCGCGATGCACGCTTTGTCGTGCAGTTGGCTTGCGCAGTGCACGCTGGAGTAGATAATGGGGCACCCAGCTCGGCCCCATGACGACCCTGATCGGCGCCTGGCGCCAATTCCGCGATGAGCGAGCTGTCACGCTCTGCCCCACCAGCCTCACCAGCGATTACGTCCAGGTCGAGAAGTGGTTAGGTCGCTGCCCGCTTCAAGACCTGGGCGAGGGGCGCCAAATCATGGGCTGGGTTCTGCAGCAGCACCCCCCGAAGACCGCCCGGCGTGTGGCGATGTACCTCAAGAGCCTCTATCGCTGGGCTGCCCATGAGGACATCGGCCTGATCGAGCGCAGCCCGCTGATCAGCTACCGCATGCCCAAGGCGCCGCAAGGAGAGGGGGAAGTGGTCGTCATTCCCCGTGCCCAGATGCAGCTGGTGCTGATCGCTTTAGAGCGCCGCACCACGCCCAACTGGGCGCTCTATGCCGAGTGGATGCTGCAAACAGCGATGCGCACCGGTGAGGTGCGGGCCATGCGCTGGAGCGACATCAAGGACCAGCGCATCCGCATCCACGCCAATTACACCCTCACCCACGGTCTGAAGAGCTCAACCAAGACCAACAAGCCGCGCTGGGTTCCCCTGAACCAGCGCTGCCTGGAAATCCTGGAGCTCCTGCCGCGGGAGAGCGATTACATCTTTCCCTGGAATCGCATGACGTTTCAGAGCTTTTTCTATGAGCGCATGAAGCGCGGCTGTGACTCCGGCCTCTTTGAGCGGCGTTACAGGCCCTATGACCTGCGCCACACCGCCATCTCCCGCTGGCTGGAGGCCGGGATCCCCGTCGCCCAGGCCGCTGCATGGGCTGGCAATACCGCCGAAGTGATCTGGAAGCACTACGCCGGGGTCAGCCAAGAGCACACCATTCCCGTTCTCTGAGATGCCCGACATCGCCGCCTGCATGGCCAGCGGTTGCAGCCGCTCTGGGCAATGCCGCCGCTACCTCCTGGCCCGTGATGGCCCTTGCCATCCGCGCCAGTCATTCATCGCACCGCAGCAAACCGGTGCGGATTGTCACTTCTTTTACCCCGCCTCCAGCAGCCATGAGCCAGCTCAACCTGCCCACTGACCAGGAGATCCACGAGTTCTATCGCTCCTGGTTCGAAGCCAATTACTGCACTCCGCCAGCCGCCAAGGCCAGCGTTGCTGTCATCCATGCCATCCGTGCGGCATTGGAGCACTTCGGTCCCCAGCTCCACCAGCCTGAATGAGGCGCAGGCACAACATCGCCAACCCCGGCGATCCCCTGTTTGCCTGCCCGTCATGTGGATTCAGTGATTTCAAGATCTTGGAGAGCCGGGTCGTCGACCTAGGCCGCAGGCGGCGTTATCACTGCCATCACTGCGGTCATCGAGAGACCACCTATGAGATCTCCCAGACCGACCTTGATCGGCTGAGATTGGCGGATCGGCTGTATCGCTATGCCGCAAAGATCGTCAAGAGCGCTGACCCCGAACCACCGGCAGAGGGTCCAGCCTGTGATCAGTGCATTCACTTCAGCAATGAGCGGTGCACGATGGGAATCCCGGAAGCAGGTGATGGCTTTGCGGCTGAATGTTCCATCTTTTCCTCACACCAATAACGCCCTAGCCTGATCCGGGGCCCACAACACATCAACCATGCATGATCCCTACGGCGATGGCCCAATTGAGCTCACTGAGCTCGAACTTGCCGTTGCCTGCGCCATCGACGCCGCCGACCCCGGACCCTGCGTCTCACCAGAGGAGCAGACCAGTCCAGCGGATTGGCTGCCAGAGGTCCAGGCTGCAATCCTGGCCATCGTCCAGGTCTTAAGGGATGAGGCCACCGGTGGCGGAGCGCGCTATGCCGCCGGCTGGATGGAAGCAGCGGGCTGGCTGGAAGAGCAGATCACCAATGACGAGCTCTTTGTCAGGCCCGATTACCTGGGCTCCAGTGAAGAGTGATGCCCTGAGGATTCGTCCTCGGGGAAATGCGCACCCTGAAGCACCTGGCAGGCTCGCCGATAGATCTCCGTATCTGTCTTGCGCGCAGCCTCCAGGGCTTTTTTCACGCATCGCCAGTTATCAAGCCGCCCAGGTTCCATGGCAGTCGGCTATCTAAATGGCTGCGCCTATGTTAATCAGCCCGGCAAAAGAGAAAACAACGAAGTGCCAACCCAGAAGGATTGGCCCTCATTCATACCCGCCTGCCGGAAGACGGTGGACATCGCCGTTACTGGGGCCACGGTCGCGGGCCCACGCGTTAGACGAACTCGGTGACCTGGGCCGTGCCGTTCGCTGCGCTCCAGATTCCATAGATGGCAACTGTCGCCAGCAGGGGCGGATCCAGGGCAAAGGTCCCAGCCGCGGGGATCGCCACAAATGCGTTGGCCGATGTAGCCGGATTACTAAAGCTCAGCCGCAAGATGGCCGTGCTGTCATTGCAGATCAGGACACCCTTGCGATTGGTGTTGGCGGCCAGGATCAGGACACTGCTGGCACTGCTAGCCACGCTGGTGGTGGTCGGTGTCCGCGGGATGGAGAGATTGACGGGGAGCGGCTTTGTCACTGCCGCGGTGACCGCGATCTCTTCGTAGGTCCTGCCTCCGACGATGGCTGTCGGCATGGACGCTCATCCTGACTACCTAGTCATTCTAAAAAGCACCCAGGCAGGATTCGAACCTGCATCGTCCCGCAGCGGCGGAACCGTCCTATCCGATTGGCTCGCACTGGGTGGCCGCCAATTCAGTCGTAGACATTGCGACTACTGGGTAACCCAAGCCTCATTCACATCCGGCGTGGATGGATCGTCGGGGATGAAGCGGCCTTGTTCGTCGCGGGCACGCTCGGGTTCACTCCAGATTTGATATTGACCATCGGGATCTGGCACCGCTGTGCAACCATCAGGCGGATGCCATTCGGTCACGCCATCCCAAAGCGTGATGTTGATGCAGCGGCCTTCGCTATCAACAATGGCGTAAACAATTACATCCATAATCACCATGCCCACACGCGAACAACACCGGCACCTCCATTGCCGCCAGCGCCGGAGTTGAAGCCATTGAGGCTCGCGCCGCCACCGCCGCCGCCGCCGCCTGGGAATGCGCCGTTGCCGCCGTTGCCAGCAGCAGTCGTGGTTGATGATGCACCGCCGCCGCCGCCGTCTCCAAAGGTCGGGCCATCACTGCCATTGCCGCCAGAAGTACCAGCAGCGCCGCCGCCGCCAATGGTGGATGGAGTGCCAGAGCTATTCTTTTGCTCACTGTGTCCCTGGGCACCGATAATGCCATTGGAAACAGTATCGGCTGAGGTAATTCCGCCGCCAGCTCCGCCGCCAGCAGGGCCTAAAGCGACACGCGATACGTTGGATCCTGCGGATCCGGTTGAACCTGCTGCTCCACCGGATCCGCTGAATAGGCCTGCAAATGTTGTAGACCATGCAGTAGGGGTCCCAGCAGCTCCTCCTGATGTAAAACCGCCTTGCCCGCCGTTTGCTTGGCTAGCAATAACAAGTGATCCGAACGATGAAAAGCCACCGGTTGCACCACTGTTGCCGTTTTGGTCATCAGATATTCTGCTGGCCCCACCTGTCCCACCTGCTCCGACAGTAATAGTCTCTGTTGCACCAGCCGCAGATGCTGGCATCCACCGCGATACGAATTTTCCGCCAGCTCCGCCACCGCCGCCACCGCGTACGGTGGCCGCAGCTCCACGCCTTCCACCACCACCACCACCACCACCCGAAACCACCTCGACATAAAGGAACGTGCAGCCTGTTGGCTTTGTCCAAGTGCCGTTACTGGTGAACTCTTGGTAGTTCGGGGCAGTGCCACCACCGCCCGTTGGTGTGGCCCATGCAACGTCGTAGTCGGTGGCACTACTCTTGGTCAGCACCTGGCCCGTGGTGCCGCCGGTTGGTACGCCAGGGCCCGGAATCCCTTGAGCGCCAGTTGCGCCTGTCGGCCCCTGGGGTCCAGTGATTGCCGTTAGGGCGATCAGATCGGTCCATGTACTAGCGCCGACAACGCGCCACTGGATGTGGGTTGCACTGGTCTGCAGCTCAATGTTCTGCCCGTTACTCCCAGCTGGGCCCTGGGGTCCAGTGATCGTGGATAGCGCTACAAGATTGGTCCACGCTGGGTCTCCGACATAGCGCCATTCAATATGAGTAGCGCCAACCTGGAGCTCAATCTCTTTTCCATTTGTGCCGTTCGTACCGTTGATTCCGTTAGCGCCAGCCGGGCCCTTCAGGTCGCCAAGATCGTCCCAGGCGGATCCGTCCCACACGTAGAAGTGGTCATTGTCTTCCGTCTGGTAGACGTCGCCAGCGGCGGCGCCTCCAGGCAGGGCTGCCGCATTGGCGACAGTGCCCTTCAAATTAAGGGCTGAATATGTAGATCCCGAGGCAATATCAAAATTGCCAGTAAATGGATTGAACTTATACCCCATGATCAGCTCTTAGTCACGGAGATCAGGTTGTTGCTGCCGTCGTAGGCCAGGGTTAGTGTCGCCACAGTCGAACCACCCGAGCCGCCGGTCTTGTAAGTAACTCCGGTGAGATTGGTGCCGGTATAGGTCAGGCCGATTTAATCATGAGCCGGGATGCTCAACCCTTGCAGCGTGGCTACCGAGCTGCCGGCTTTTGTTTTGACGGCGATTTCCTCGTAGACCCTGCCGCCAATCTGTACTGCAGGCATAGCAAGCCCTAGCTTGGTCAGCCCATTCTAGAAAGCCAGGACATGCATCCTGACCGACAGAAGTTTCCCTGGGTTGCCCAGTAGTGGCCCTGACTACGCGGCCGGCTGCCAGGCTTCGTTGACGTCGGGAGTGGCCGGATCGTCGGCGACAAAAGTCCCGTCAGCGTTGCGGGCTCGTTGCATGCCTACAGGTGCTGGCTCCCAGGTTGCGTACTCAGGGCTTGTGATGTACTCCGCCAATGCATCGGTGGTTGCGGTGGCCCGAATGGCGGCAACCTTTTCCCGGGACAGCACGCGGATCTCCTCGCGCCTGGCCTTCACATCGGCGGGCATGGCGGCGCCACTGTCGGCCTCGCGGATGACGAGCCAATCCGTCGGATTCAGCAATGAATTAGCAGTCGCCCGCGTTTGCTGAGACCACTGCTCAACCAGCTGTGCATGGTCCTTGGGAATGGGCTGGCCACCTGCGTCCCATCCCCAGTAGAAACGCTGATCGGGCGGCGGCGGCGGGTCGGCTACCTCCTGGATTCCGATCGCAGCGCGCTCCTCTGGACTGGCCAGTCTCAGCCAGTTGCTGGGATATTGCGTGCCATCAGGCGTCGTGAAAGGAGCATTCAGCGGGAGGGGGCGCCCATCCAGCAAGAACATGGCGGCCGTTCAGGCAGGTGCGTCAGGCCATGCTAGCTAGGGCTGCCATTGCGCCAGCCCTAGTGGTGTTCTCTAATGTGGTTTTGAAGCTATACATGCCTCGCAAACTCACCGTGCAACTGACAACGTAGCTCCATAACGGCCTTGGCGCACTCGTCAATGCAGTCAAAGCCTGGGGTGTGGTGAATCTTTTTCTTGAACCAAACGCTTCCGATCCATTTCTTTGAGGACTTGCTCCAGCAAACTCCTTTGACACCCGAGGTGTTTCGCCGCGTCATCCTTGAGTTGCACATATTCTCGGCTTGCGTGGCTGCACGCAGGTTTTCTATGCGGTTGTCTTGCTTATCGCAGTTGATGTGATCAATGACGGGCACAGGCTCATTCCCGTGCATGGCCCAGACAATCCTATGGACGAGATATTTGCGATAGTCAATGCCAACAACAAGATAGCCCCTGCCATTGACACAGCCAGCCTTATCGCCAGCTTTGGCCAGCGAGCCTCGGCTCTGCCTCCAGTACAAGGCTCCATCTCGATACTCAAAGAGCTTGTGAAGCTCCTCCGTAGGCGGTAGTGGGGTAATGGCAGGCATGTCCCTAAATGATCAGAGGTAGTGACTTAACGGCCGGCTCACTACTAGCGGGCACGGGCGTATTGGAAGGGTGATTCGGCGAAGGCGCAATATATGTGAGTCTCATTACTTGCGTTAATCCCGTTATTGATAGAGGTATTCCGAATCTTGAAGCCATTGCTCAGGATGTCAAAGGGAGTTGTGGTTCCCTCTGCACCTGAGCTATTGGGAATAAGTTCGGCAGTGGTCACGTTGTAGGGGTCTCTTGCCGTGTCGTGAACAATCCAATTCTCGGCACGTGACACATTGCGGATCAAGACGTAACGGGGGCGAAAGCCGCAGAATACAAATGGGCCGTCTCCACTTGTGTTTCCGTTGCCTGTATAGGAGCCGAAACTAGAGTACCCGGATACTGGCGCGGAGCAGTATGCAACGTAGTTGCCAGTGGTATAGAAACTACTTGTAACGCCAATCACGGTGGACGAGATTGTTCCCCAACCTGGCGAACCAGCACCACCTGCGGCACCTGTGCTATTCAGCAGAAGGTAGCTTGTGGGAATAGAGCTGTGATAAACAAACCAGTTTTCGTATCCAGATGTCTGAGCCGTACGGCTCTTCATAATGATCAGCGACGGTGCAACACCTAGCCCATGACCTGCAGTGCTATTGCTGGGGCTTGATGTGCTGAAGGTAACAACCGAAAACCCCGCACTCGCATTCGCCCGCACCGTAGAAGTGATGCTGCCTTGTGTGTTCGTTGAGTTACTGCTACCGGCGTCCCAGGTCCAGGCAACGTAAGTAGTAGAGGATTGGTTGACGGCGGCGTTTGTGCCTAGGGAGAACCCGTCAGAATTAAACGCTGTTAGGAACTGTGCGTTGGTTGCCTCAGCACCTGTTGTGTCTGTGTACAAGTAATTTGTTGCGCCACGGATGGCGTCGAAGACAGTGTTGCTGTACGGCTGGCTACGAGCCTTGATCCAAACAAAATCCGGCGAGAATCCCAGTCCAGTGATGTTCTGACTGCTGCCATTCCCCGTGTACAGCTTTGTATCGAATACGGTGGAAGGCTTGGCGACTACTGGCGTTGGTAGCGATGTATCAGCCAAGCATTTGAAGCCGCTGGGGGCGGTGTAGGCGAATGGGCGTTGGCCGAAGTTGGTGACGCCTGAACAGGATCCCGTACTAGATGCCTGTTCAACATAGGGAATTAGCCGCCCAGTATTTGTAAGGCTGTAATTGGTTCCTACTTGTGCGCCATTTTTATAAAATCTGATTTGGCTGTTATCTGCATCATAGCCAACGCCAATGATGTCACCATTCGTGTAGCCAGCTATGGCGGCTACCTGCACGTCGTTAATCTTGACGTTCTGGAAGCCGCCGATGTCGTACCTGTAGTACCAGCTAACCACGCTTGTCTGGGTATCAACAACGCCAACCGCCATTTCTCCAGCAGAGGAAACTGTGTACTCCCAGTACCACTTTCCTGACTGAGGTATAGCAATGGTTGCGCGAGACTGACGATTATTGAATGTCGAAGAGCCGGAGCAAGTAAAATCCAGATTCCCGTTGGTAAGCGTTGCACCACCTGCGATCGGATTCAACGTCGCATAATTTCCCCGAACTTCACCCCCATTTCCTGCATCAGTGCCGCTAGAAACCGGGGTGTCTACGAGGGAATCGTTGCCTGCACCTGCCGTGACCGAAAGATTGTTCGGTGTCCAGTTATTGCCGTTGCCAGAAGTGTCCTTCCCTAGTGCCGCCGCTGTTGCTGCAGAATTGTCGGCGAAATCGAGTTTGAAACCGTTGGTGCCGTAGCTGCCGGTGTACGCCTTGGGCGACCACTGGCCGGTGGTGGAGTTGGTCTCTCCGAATGACGATGGGGTGAGCTGCTGGCCGTCAATCAGGTAGCACTCGGCTAAATAGCCGGAAAGATAGGTGCCATTGACCAGCTCAACGCCTATCTCGTGACTAACCGTAGAGTTGACCGCGAGGTCTGTATTCTGCGTTGGATAGTTAGCCGTGCTGAAAGTTGTTACTTCCGTCCCATTGACATACAGCCGAGACCTGCTGGAAGCTGTTACCGAAGTGGTATCAACTGCCCACACTAGGTGAAGCCATGCGGATGGATCCCGAAATACTTGTGTAGTGATCTGTGACAACCCTGTATCAGAGTGTGCCCAGAGCGTATCATCCGATCTAAAGATAAGTCGTGTGTAAGGTGTGCCTGCGCCAGTTCTCGCGCTTAATATCGCTTGTTCAGCGCCAAACCTAGACTTTTTTATCCATGTTGAAAGAGTGAAGGTCTTCCTATTGCCCGCAGAACCGGGAACCCTGGAACAGTAGGCACCGTCACTACTGTTGAAGCGGAGAGAACGTGAGACCTGATATTGCGTGCTGCCAGCGTCAGCGCCGAGCAGCAGAGAACTATTCAGAGCGCTCATTTTACGTCACCGATAAACCGAACAGCGATACGGGTGGCAGACTCGACGTGAAACGCCAGCAAATCCACCGAATTAGCTGCGGTTGTCAGTGTTGGCGCTACGCCACCAGGGAACTTGAACACCGAATTAAAAGCCATCGTCCGTGACCCCGTGGCGTCCTGCACGACGCGGATCACGCCGCTTTGACCCGCGACGACATTGGTTGGAGCGCCCAGCGTTCTGTTACCGCCGAGGGTTACCTGGAAATGATTGCCAAGACTCATATCTACAGTCACGGTTGCCGCATCTGTCAACGTCACATAGGCACCGCGTTGAGCGGCGGTGAAGGTTTGCGCTGCGTTGACAAATGCTGTATTGGCGCTGTATGGCTGTACGCTGACGCCAACAGCGCTGGCCGGAAGGTATCCCGAAATCGTCTGACCGGCCGCAAATGAGATCTGGCCAGTCATGGTGCCACCGGATCTTGGTAGCGCCGCGCTTGCTACGTCGAATGCATTCTTGACTGAATTCGGCGTAGCGGCCGTTGAAGTGCTCGTGCTGGCAGTGCTATCCGTGAGCTGCAGGACACCAGCCGTCGTCGTCGAGCCGGCGGCGACCCTCGCTGCGGCAATGACGGATGACGTTGCCGTGTTGACGAGGTCAATCAGGACATCAGAGCTCAGCAGCTGGAGATCACCCGTGCCGCTGAGTCGGCCCACGACCACATTGGGTCCTGCCGGGGGCAGCATGTTGAGGGTGACCGAGACGGCTTCCCACTTACTGCCAATTGCTGGATCCGCCAGGAAACGATTATTGACGCGGTCAATGAAAACCGGCCTTCGCTGCGGATCGCGATTCCCTGCCATGCCCGCCAGTTTTAAGCGAATTCTAGGAAGAGTGGCTAAGGAACAATCACCGGTGCACCGGGGTCGCCTGACTCCAGAAACTGTAGAACTGGGAAGCTATTACCGCCAATACTGATGCTTTCCTCGAAACGCTGGAGAGCCGAATTAAAGATTCTCAGCCTCTGGGTTCCTCGCTCTAGCCACCAGTCGTTCTGCCTGCACCATGTCGGGTCGGGCTCCTCTCCGTCGTTCCACAGGAGTGGTCTTGGGTCCGGCCGGATCGCGTCCCGCGGGTCGCCGCCCGGAAATAAAATGATTCCGACGGCATCGGCAATAGTCATTGCAAAGCGATCCCAGTTGATCTGCCTGAGCCGGAAGTAGTCCATGATCTCGTCACTGGAGTACCTTCGCTCTTTTCGAGCTGCGTACTCCAGGAATGTGCGTTCATCGCCTACTGGGTAGTCATCCGGCTCGAGCCAAGGCACACCGCATGCCCACCTGACGCAGTGAATATGCTTGCAATCTCTACGCTCGTCTCGCCGATCGGGCAGCGTCCGCCACTGCCGGTAGTAGCCGACACCCTCCCTTTCCCACGCTGACCGCACGCTTCGGGCGGTATTGGGCTTCGGGAATAGGTCCCGTGGCTGCCCCTTGGCCGGGAATTCCAGGTTTGCCAATGCTCCACCCAGGTGATCCGGGCAGCAACAGAAAAACTTGAAGCTGCTGCATAGATGACGTGTCCCGTCCAGTCGAAATGTCTTCGGCGATGCGGGGTCGTAGTCCAGCCTGCTCCAGTAGACCCGGCCATTGCGCTCAATCCGCCCAGCGGGGCGAGAGAGGTCGAAGGTCAGGGTCAGCGCGCCCGAGCTAGCCGCAATCAGTGTCAGGGCGACACTGCCGACATCCCGCGACACTAAATCACTTGGATAGCTGGGGCCGATTGCTGAGTCTTCGAACTGATCGCCAATGAAGATGGAGAAGATCGCGACCTGGGCTGGACTGAGGATTCCCGAGACATCCAGCGTCAATGTGTGCTCTGCCGGATCAGGACTCGCCGTGTTGAGCGTGACCCGAGCGCTGGTAATCGGCTGCGGCAGCATGATCGAGCCGCGAGTTCTGCAGCTCACATACCACGCCTTTTCCGGTGAATCCTTGGACGGGAAGAGCGTCGTGATCTCCTTGGAGCTCCCGTCGACTGCACCCGTAATGAACCGCGCAAGACTGTGGACTTGGTAATCCCCCCAGCTTCTTCCGGTTCCGAAGAAGTACTCCTGTCCGAGTTTCCAGCGTTTGTAGTCCGTTGAGCGGTTGTAGGACTCAATCACCGTTGGATAGACGGTGCTGCCGTATTCGCCCAGACCCTGTCCCTTCGATGGGTAAATCCCAGCGCTGCGAGGGCGAGGCGACCGGTCAATCGGCCCAAGGCTCAGGCCTTGGTCGAGTCTTCGGCCGATCCGACCCATCAGCCAAAGCGGCGCGAGTAATAGGACTGAGCTCCGGGGCCGGAGCGCTGGGCCATAGCTCTTGACGCACGGGCGCGGGCCTGGGCGCGATTGCCGCCGGACATGACCTCAACCACCGGGTCACGCCTGTTCAGCACGCTGTCAGTGGCGTCGATTTCGGTGACCACAGAGGCGCCACGCGGAGCCACCTTATTCCTTGTGCCCTCCGCGGCTAACTGGTCGACGCCGCCGGAGCCGGGCATGCCGGCGACCGTGGAGCCTCGCCGCAGGTTCTCCAGCTGGCTCGTGGCTTCCTGGTTGCGGTAGACCTCGCTGTCCAGCCGGAAGCGATCTCGCTCCTCCGCCAGCGTTGAGTTCTTCGCTAGCGCATCCTGGTACATCTTGGATGTTTCATCCAGTTTGGTGCGGTAGCTATCAACGCTGCTTCGGTAGTCATCCAGTTGTCGCTGGTATGACTGAAGCAGGCCGGAATAATCAGGTGCCGCCTGCTGGGGCTGAGGCGCGGGTTGCGCAGGTTGCGACGGCCCGCTCTGTTCTTCGCTGCGAGCGCCTTGAGCGATCTGGTCAAACAGGCCGCCCTTGCCAGGCTCGTTCCCTCCCCGCAGCTTTGAAGTGTTCGTGCTGAGCCAGGACAGGATCTCCCGGTCGCTTGCGCCTCGTGCCTTCGCGGCCTCGTAATCCTTGTGACCGAAGAAGTCCGGAGAATCGCCGTAGGCCGTTGAAAATTCCATGACCTTAGAAGAATCCGCCCTGGGCAAAAACGATGACGCGAGTAGCAGTGCTCGGTGCTGTCAATGCCGCCGACACGCCGGTATATAGCAATGCACCTGATGGAACGTAGAGGCCAGTATTCTTCTTGTCTGTTTCAGTCGGGTAGGACGCCATTGTCGACGCGGGCGATGCCAGGTTCGGCACTGGCACCGACAGGGGTGGCAGGCTGATATTCACACGCTGTCCAGCCGTATTGCCGCCGGGGATGGCGATGGCAGCAACGGGAACCGTGTTCACCGTGCTAATACTCGCGGTGCTAGTCGCTGTACTTAGAAATGCAATGACAGTGCTTGTTGTCGTCGATGCCTCGGTGATCATCACCGAAAGCGAGTCGACAACAGCTCCGTCATTACTACTGCAGTCAACCAAGAGCTGGCAGCCAGCCCCTGATGGTGTATAGAAATTCGTTGCGCTTGTTAGCGCTGCAGCCCCTCCAATTGCCGCAAACGCGTGCAGGGGGCGATCGACGAGAAGGGGCTGCTTATTCGATGAGCTAGTTGCCAATGCCTACCTCTTGGCTTAGCGCCACATCAGTACCCTGGCAAGCAGTCTAGCGACGGCATTTAGGCCGGCTTTGGCACATCTCGCTGGGGGCCAGATGCCGCCACATTCGGGCTGGTCGACATTCCAAGGGGTGGCGGTAGCGGTGCGTTATACCGCTGAGCTGCATCAATCCTGTTCAGGGGACTACCAGGGCCAAAGCCGTAGCCCGGGGTGTTGACCTGCAGCTCAGCGCCGCGAACCGGAGGTGGCACCTGGGGCATCGCCGGACCAGGGGTTGTCAGCACTGCGGTTTCCGGTACCTCGACGCGTCGGCCATCGCCATAGGGGCTGACCTGAGGTACTAGGCCCTTGCTGATCAAGTCATACCCAAACTGCGACGGGGCAGGCTGAACTGATAGGTAGTTCTGGATATTGGTCGGCACCATGCCACCGGCTGCCGTGAACTGCCGGTCCATCGTCCGGGCCTGCTCCCTATCCTGATTCCACTGGCCTGGCTGCAGTTGCCGGACTGGGCCCTCGAGATACTGACTTTGCGGGTGACGAGGATTCATGGCAGTCTCAGCTCCCGAAGCTTGTGATATTCATGTCACGCGCCATTGGCAAATAGCGCGCCATTAGTGCCTTCAACTTCTCGTTGTCCCCGAAGGCCTGCACCTGGTTGGCGGCGGGCAGCGGGCTGTTGAAGTTCAAGTTGCTGTTCTGGGCCGTCGCCTTGGGGGCAATCTCCAGCTCAGCCCCGTAGGCCGCCTGCATCCCGGCAGCAGTAGGGGCCATGGCTGAGGGCTGCGCAGTCTGTGCGCCGCCTGCCAGGGGATTGGGGCTGCCTTCCGATGGGAAGAACTGCTCCTTCTCCATGGCCAACTTGATGGCCGCATCGTCTGGGCCGTCTGTCATCTGCCCCTTGGGGAAGCGCTTGTTGTATTCGCGCAGCGCAAGGGCGGGGTTGGCCTCTGCCCACTGGGAGATGCGCTTGGCCTCATCGCCCTGCATCCCCATCGTCAGGCCCTGGATGATTTCATCCTTGGCGCCGATACCGACCGCGCGCTGGGCCTCGTAGAAGTCGGCCAGCTTGGTCTTCTCGGGAGCCGATGGGTTCTGGGCCAGCTCGAGCATGGCCTTGCCGGTTTCGCCCTTCCAGTAATCGTCAGAGGCGTACTGCTGCATCATCCGCAGCTTCTCGGCATCCTGGGCCCGGGCAGCAGGAGTGACCTGCGCAGCAGGGGCACCGATAGTCGGCGCCGCAGCTGGAGATGCGGGCCGCCAGGCGCCCAGATTCGGGTCGCCCTGAATTCGCGCCAGGTTTTCAGCTCGGCTGTCCTTGAACGGCGAGACGTACGGGGTGTCCGCCACCGGTGCGCTCGCTGCACGGGCAGGTAGGCCCTTCCCGGGGATGCCAATGCCGGTCTTGTTCAGGAAGTCAACGGCTCCCTGGAAGCCAGCTTGGACAGTGCCGCCCAGGTCGTAGGTGACGCCGCCGGGAGACATCATCCGGAGACTGCCGTCAGCCATCCGGTATCGCTTGCCCTTGCCAGGGACTGTGATCCAACCCTCAGAGGGCATCGCCTACCTCCAACACATGGAACCCGTCGCCTGCGCCACGCGCGTACCGACGGCTGTATCTGCTGGCCCCGGGATGGCCATGATGAATTCGGCGCCGGCTCGCTCAAAGGCGTAGCGACGCACGTCCTCGCGGCGATAGTTCGCCACGTAGAGCGTCTCGGCGAGTAGATCCACCTCCCGCAGGTAGACCTCTCGGTAGTCCTTGGCAGCCTTCAGGGGATCGGACTGGAAGATCGCCCGGTCCGTGTCACCCGTGATCCGCTCAATCCGGCTGGGCTGAGGTTGATCCTCGACCCGAAAGACCTGAGAAACGCGGTAAGCCTTGTCGCAGCGATCGAGATGCTCGATCACCCGCGAATAGAAATAGCTGTCGGGAATGCGTGCCATCGCCTCTTCGAGGCGGGCAACATCACCGGCCGGCAGGCTGGCTCCGACATTGACGCCAAGGTGGAAGCGGCAGCGGGATTTGTTGTAATCGTCCAGCTCCACGCATGCACCCGGACACTAAAGCGATTCTAGGCTTGTCAGCCGACGTAAATCAGATCTTCCGCGATCACTTGATCCCAGTCGACGCGGCCGATCTTCTTAAGCTGATCGAGATTGGTGAAGCGCTCGCCAGAGAGGCTTTGGCGCAGTTCGACGATGCGCCGTGCAGTGGAATAGCCTATGCCCTTGACGGCCTTGGCAATGGCCTCAGCTGAAGCCGTATTGATGTTCAGGCGGGTGTCAGCCGGAATTGCAGCCTCGGGGATCTTGTCCTCATCGACAGGCTTTTCCGCTGACTGCGGCTTGGGCACCTCGCCGGTCCGGCCCTTGCCGGGTTCGTAGGAGACGAGGTCGCTCAGCTGCACGTACTGCACGTTCCCCGCCGAGTTGCGGATCATCGCGTAGTCCTTGTCGTGATGCGCGATGAACTCGACGATTTGACCGTTCTTGGTGTTCTGGTACAGCGCCATGGCAAATAAAAAAGGGCGCCTGATCGATCAGACGCCCTCATTGTAGGGAAAAGTCCCTGGTTCAGTTCTCCCGGATGAAGGGGATGCGGACATCGCCCACATCGGCCACTTCGTCCTCGAGGTAGTAAGCCACCTCGACAATCAGGGGAGTGCCGCCGGTCGCCGTCGAGCTCAGGTTGGAACCTGCCGAGGTGCCGGTGTTGTCGGTCACGTAGACCTTCAGGGTCAGAGCGCTGCCGGTGATCGCCACGGGGGTGATGGCACCGAACTGAGTCTGAGCCGGAGCGATGGTCGTGCTGCTCACCGCCAGGGCCGAAGAATCGGTACCCAGAGCGGTGGTGGCAATCTGACCAGTGGCCGTGGTGTTCACGGCACTCGCCAGCTTGATCCGGTTGGTGTTGGTGCCAACCAGACCGGAAAACGCAGTGCCTTGACCGCGATCCTTCCGCATGTCGGGCACGCGGATGCCCAGTTGGTAGACCTTGGCGCCAACGGGGATCACCAGGCTTGTGACGTCAGCACGGGGCTTGTCATCACCACGCATGTCGGGCGAGGGGATGGTCACGTCAAAGCTGGTGGCACCGGTGGAGCCAACCAGGGCATAGCCGGTCCGGTGGTAGTACACGCGGCCGGGGAGGGCAATGACGGACTGGCTCTGGTAGGAGCTCAGCCGGTTAACGTAATTGCCCGGGTAGATCGACTTCGCCATTGTTCGTTACCTCCTATCAGTAAACGAAGGAGTAAGCGACGGTCACGAAGTCCTTATTCAGGATTTCGAAGCCGGCGAAGAGGGACCAGATCATGATGATGAAACGACTGAAATCGTCGTTGTTGTTCAGCAGGATCTGGGCGTTGTTGCCGCCGATGCCCACGCCCACGGCTTGAGGGCCGAAGAACAGCATCGGAGCAGCCGCGGTCACGGTGTTAGTGATCGAGGCGTCGGTGATGGTCACCTGCAGGGACTTCTCGGGCAGGTTGGTGCTTTCGAACCAGCGCACGCCTTCGAATAAGAAGCCACTCACTTGTGTTATCCTAGGGGTTCTTTATCCCCTAGTTCTCGCAGTTTCCCATCCTGCGAGGTCAGACTATCTCATCTACTTAACCATTTATGCAAGGCGTCAAGCTTGACATTCCCGAGTCAGTAGTTAGGGAGCTGGCCGCTGAATGGTCCGATACTCGAGCCGCTAAGCAGCTGGGTATTGCCACCTCCAGCTTCTTCCTTCTCAGGAAGCGATACGGAATTCCCTCCTTTACGGAAAGCACCGGATGCCGGCGCTCCCTCCAAGAGGGAGCTCTGCTGAATCCTGGAGAAGGTTCAGCGCATCCCTGGCACAAAGGGATCAAGGTTGACTGTTTCGAGACGATCGACACGCCAGGCAAGGCGTACTACTTCGGATTGCTGGCCGCCGACGGACATACGTCCCTCAGGCCCAATGCGAAGTTCGTCTCAATCGAGCTGCAAATGCCTGACGCGGAGGTCCTTGATGGACTCGCGCGCCTGATCAATTGCCAGGGGAAGATTGCCGAGCTCAAGCGAGCAGGCAAGCGTCCCTCCAGGCGACTCCTGGTCCACAGTCGCCTGTTGACCGAATCGCTCATCCGGCAGGGGATCACACTGAATACTGAGCAACATTCCTTGCCAGCATCAATTCCAACAGCTCTTAGGGGGCACTGCCTGCGAGGACTGCTTGACGGTGATGGTCACATCAGTGCCAAGAAAAAGTCCTTGTACTTATGCAGCTGCTCATCCAGCATCATCCAGACGGTCTCTGGATGGGTGCAGGCTGAATTCGGGCTGAGCCCAGCAGTGCGGTGCAGGGTGCTTCCATCCGGCAAGCCTTTTTTCACGATGACGTTCGGCGGGGGGCCGCGTGAAGTCCTGAAATGGACCTACGGCGCTCCCGGGCCAGTGATTGCCAGGAAGAAGGCTGAAGCCGATGCTTGGATTGCAATGGTTGAGTAGCAGGGCACTCGTGGGTCCATTACTGAGTTTCCTCTCGGGACCTAGTCGTTGAACCTTCCAGGCTGTGACCTGGCTTGGCTGCTGATTCCCCGTTCAATGGAGGGGTTCCAGCAATTCACCCTGTTTGCTGTACGACTCACGCCGTACAGGCCCAATGGTTCTTAGGCATCACAGGCTGACCTGCCACAAAACCGGCCTGGCCGTAAGCAGGACCCATGCCGCGGAAGAAGTTGGCATTAGGAGCCAGCTCCGGCTGCATGGGATTCACCATGCCGTTACCGGCATAGCGAGCAATCTCACGGAAGGCGTCGTTCTGACGCAGGTGCATCATTGCGGTGGGGTCCGCAATACAGCGGTAGTACCCATCAGCGAAGGTGGGCACGTTGCGCTTACGCATGTCCTTGACCACCTCGAGGAGGTCGGTCTTGACATCAAACTTGGCAGATTCGCCAGTTGCGTAGGTCAGGAAGGGGGCAGAACCAGCCTTGGTTTTATCCAGAGGGTAGTAATAGCCACCTTGGGTGCTGTCGGCGCGGCCATTAGCCTCTGCCTTGAACAGCTCATCTGCGAAGACACGATCCCGCCAGCGGCGGTAGTCCGTATGTACTACTCAGGTTTCCCTGGAGACTGACTATCTTTTCACCCTTCGAGCCGAGTCGAGTGGGGTGCAGGGCGCTCTTGCCTGTTATTAAGGGGGCTAAACCCCTCAGGTAGTCGATGCACCTTCCAGCAATGTATTGCTGGCTTGGCTCAGGATTGCCATAGGCTGCCACAATGCCCTTAGGTTTCCCTGAATTCACCCTGTTTTCACTGAGCAATTACTCACTCAGGCGACAACTGTCTTATCGAGCAGAGTCAGACTTCCGATCGATTGATGGAAGACATTGAGATTACCGGTATCCAGCAAAAGACGCTGGGCGGTAAGTAGAGTTTCCCTCAATTATGTTATCCCAGGGGCTCTTTATCCCCTGGTTCTGCAGCTTTACCATCGCTGCAGTTCAGACTATCTCATCACCCGCAATGGGGTGCCTCGCGCTCGTGGGGGCCTCTCCTTGCTTGATCCGGCAGTGGGAGAGGTCGACTTTATATGCCATGCAATCTGGTACGAAAGGGCTAATTTGCGGTATAAATTCCCGCAATGCCTTCTTATTGCACCCGAGCCTCAAGTATCCGCTCGAGCGATCTAGGCGAAATCGCACTCCAGTCAATGATTCAATCCAGGCGGCTAACAGTTTGTTCTCCTGTTCGGTGAATGCGCACTTGGCTATACAGCCTTTTGCTTCAACATAAGGATAAAGCTGCTCCTTGCCTGACTTCAGACGATGTCGAGTAAATCGTTCGCTTGAAGTGATTGAGCCATCATCACACCAGAGAATCGCGAGCTCCTGCAGGCCAAGGCCATCCAGGAATGCCTGATCAAGGCGCTTCCTTGGACGAGGTCCTGCAAGTTCATACCATCGCGTAAACCACGGCAAAAACAGTTCATGGTCGTCAACAACGTAGAGATAGCTCTCATAGCATTTCTCCTTCGTCTGACCAGATGACTGCATATATGGTCCAAGAACTCTGCGCTCTTTCCCGAGAATCTTGTTAACCCGGGTTGCCTTCCATTCCAGCCACTTGAGCTGAGCACTGCTGTGACCAATTCTTAGGTGGACGTACTTGCTTCGCTGCAAGCCGAGCCACCCATCGCCTAACAGGCATCCTCGCAGGAATGCCTGTTGCTCAAGCGGGAGTTCGTCGAGGACCATGTCTCCCCTAGTCGTTGAACCTTCCAGCGCGTTACCGCGCTGGCTTGGCTGCTGATCGCCCATTGTACGCCACGGCGTGCATTGGCGGGGTTCCAGCAGTTCACGAGGTTTTCACTGCCTGATCGCTCAGGCAGGCGCCAAGAAACTAGCGACTTTGAAAGTTGAGGGAGCAGAAGTATCGGTAGGATCTGCGGGACCTGTGTATTCGCGCAAGGTGACTAGCACCTTATCCTTAACGATACTCCGCGAAGATGCGGTGCCCAGGGTTTGATCAGCCGTGCGCTCACGGCTGTCTTTGGTACCCGGAGCTCCCCAGAAGCGGTACACGTTGTTATCCCATCGGCTCTTTATCCGATGGTTCTGCGGCTTTGCTATCGCCGCAGGTCAGACTATCTCTTCAGCATCGCTGCTGTCCCGCGCTCGTGGGCCTTTACTGTCCTTTCTGGACTCCTTGGCCTAGTCGTTGCACCTTCCGGCCGTCCCCAGCCGGCTTGGCTCAGGATTCCCCATCGCCCAGTTCATCACGCTGGGCGTTAATCATTCTTCTGCCAAGTAATGGCTTTCCTTGTCAAGGTTCTCGGGTAATCCCGAATCGATGCTTAAGAGGGGTTCCCTGAGTTCACGGGATTTATTGACCGCTAACGAGCAATCAACGGTCAAGCTGTACAGTCTGGCCTGGCTGTTTGGCGAAGTCGTGTACTACGACAGGCTCAACAGCCATCTCCACGATATAACTCGGGTGCGGCCGGTACAGCTCTGCGCCTAACAGCTTCGGGAAGTCATTGTCAATCCACATGGGATGAAACGCTCCGAAGAGTGAATGCGAGAGAGAGGGCGTGCATTACGCCCTCCAAAGCAGACTATAGTGTGGCTTTGTAGGGAAAAACTTTTGGAGCCCGCTGACGTCCGCGGGCTGCTGGCCTTACTCCTGGCTGACGGCAGCCTCGTCCCATATCGCAGTCCTGGAGGGGGTTATGTCCAACTCACCCTCACAGCCGGACTGAACGAATCCGCTTTTCTTGAGGAAAAGGTCGCTGAATTCAGGCATTTCATCCCAACGGATGCCCAAATTGCTCACTACACGACCACCCCTCGGGCCAACGGCAAAACCACGATGGTCCTGCGGTTTCGCGTTTCGACCAACAAACTGCGGCCCATCTACAACCTCCTCTACCCAGGCGGCGAGCGAACGATCACCCGTTCGGCGCTAGACCTCCTGGGTGGTACGGCTGCCGCGTGGATGTGGGCGGAGGGCGCCAGGCGGCAGCGGGATAACAGCTTCCAATTGGCCCGGGTCGGCACTACATACGAAGAAGCCGAGCTCATCGGCCAGTGGCTGACGATGTTGACTGGCGCCGACTCCCGCATTGACGAGGAGCGCGTCAGGCCCCGTCTTCTTTTTTCCGCTGCCCAGGCCGCAAAGATCCAAGAAGCACTGCTTCCCTACGCACCGGTCAGCCGCAAACACCTATTCCTCTCTGAGATCTGGGATGAGCGATCCATTCGTAGTGCACGCACTCAGCTACTGCTTGGGAAAAGGGGAGATTCAGCTCAAGGGGCGGATCAAGCGCCCGTGGCTGAAGATCCAGCGACCTGAGACCGAGCGCACCTACCTCGACCATCAGATCCGCAAGCTGCGTAAATTCCACGACGGCCCGCACGATGCGATCTGGGACCGGATCCCGGGTCCTGGCTTTTATGACATCGAGCGGCTGCGATTCAAGGGCAGCCAGCTCTGGCACGTCTATGAGCTCCTCTACCCCCGGGATGAGTGGACCCTGACCCCAGACATCCTGCGCATGACGGGCATGACTGGCATTGCAGCCCTTTGGTGCGACTGCGGCCACTGGAAGAACGGCACGATGCGCTTCGGGGGGCGTGATCTGAATATCACCAGGGACGACTACGCGCTCCTGGCGACTCATCTCGCTGATCTTGGCTTCCACTGCCGCATTGAGAACCGCGGGCGTCTTGTTGTGGCCGTCACTATGACCCCGCTCTATCTCAGGGACTTCATTCGCAAGCTGCGGCCCCACGTCCACCGCTCGATGCATCACACCTTGGTGAAGCCACGCCGCTAACATCAAGAAGCCCCGAAGAAGAACGGCGTCAGGGGCATAATCCACCAGGAGTTCAAGTTTTTGCCGTTTCCTTGAACTGGTGAGTGAACCGCCGTGCGACTGATCACCGTGCGGCGGCGCCTGGGCCTGGTTTTCTCTAGCATGCTTGCAATCGCGGGCATTATATGCAGAGGGCGATCGATTTCTGCGATGCCGCCACGGCTATTTCACCGGGGATTGAGCCATGAGCGTGCTCTCCCAGAGTGATGCCATTGAGGCCCTTCGCAGGAGCTACGGGGGCAGCGACAGCACAGCGCCATCTTTCCTGAGGCCCCAGTACGTTCGGCACAATAGTTTCAGCAAGGCTCAAGACTTCGGCCCCAGGGACAACCTCAATGCTGTCGTCAGTGGATTAGTCGGCGGCGAGGTCGGGGCTCCCACGCTGTTCTTCAAGGTGCAGCTCAACAGTCCCGCCGACGTGCGCATCGTCAAGGGCAGTATCAATCCCAGGACGGACCAGTACATCGCTGTCGGCATCACAGATGGGGACCGCCGCCCGCTTCCCCTCGATGAGCTGGGCTTCCTGTCGGCCAACGACGTCCATAACACCGAGGACAACGAGTCCCTGGCGCGCTCGCCAGCCGGCACCTATTACTTCACGGTGAGCTCCAGCCAGTGGCAGGCGCTCCCCTTTTCTGTGGGGCTGCTGGTCATCAGCTACAAGGAGGTCTCAGGCTTCCTCTCCGGCACCGGCGATGTCACGGGCCGCCTGGCCATGGCCAAGCTCGAGGGTGCGGCCCTGGGCTCCGACGCGACCAGTGCTGCCATCCCTGTTCCCGCGACGATCGAGCGGCTGGATGGCGCTACTGGTGGCGCTGCTCCCCTGGCAGGTGAGTTGGCGATCTTGAGCGGTGCCATCACCGGCACCATGACGCCCTATGGCTATCTGATGCAGACCCATCGCCTCGAGGGTGCTGCCAGCGCCGCCGCGCCCGTTACCGGCACTCTCACGGTCACCACCCCGGGCGGCGGGTACGGATACTAAGGCTTGCGGTCTGTCTGCACTGGCGTTCAAAATTGCCACAATAGAGAGGAAGAATTAGGCGCGACATGGCCTTCTCGCAGTACCTTGCCAGTCAAATCTTGAACTGGGTCAAGGGAACAACGTTTGCCTCGTCGCTCAGCAACGTCTTCATCTCGATCCACACGGGCGACCCCGGCACTGCTGGCACCGCTAACGACACCACCAGCAATGTGACGGGCACCGCCAACCGTCGCTCGGTCTCCAGCGCCGCCTTCTCCTCTGTTGGCAGTGCTCCAGGCGGTGGCTTTCAGATCACCAACACCGGCACCGTGCAGCTCACCACCAGTGCGGCCAACAGCACGCCCGTGACCGTCACCCATTTCGGCATCTGGGACGCCCAGACCGGCGGCAACTTCCTGGCCTCTGGCTCCCTGACGACCAGCGTTTCCATTCAAAACGGCGACACCGTGCAGTTCAACATCGGCGCCATGGCCGTGCGGGTGGTCTGATGGCGAAACCCAAGGCCAGCCCCACGGCACAGAAGCACCGCGACCCCGTCCACCACAAGACTCGCCAGGGGCAGGGACGCGGCAGTAAGCCCAGCCACGGGCGCAAACCATCTCGCGGGCAGGGGCGCTAACCCCTGCCCCTTATGGCGATCAAGCGACGGTCAGGATGCCGGCGTTGGACGTACGGGACGGGGCGCCGCCATTCGAGCTCACGATCACCCGATAGCGATTGGCGTTCAGGCCCGTGCTGTTGCTAATCGAGAGGGTCGCTGTGGTGGCACCGCTGTAGACGCCGCCGTTGGTGATGTTGGTGTAGCTGGTGCCGCCATTGGTCGACAGCTGCCACTGATAGCTCAGGCTGCCGCCATCGTTGGTGCTGGCCGTTACGGTGAACGTGGTCGCAGCGGGCGCTGTCACCGAGCGGTTCGGGGGCTGAGCTGAAATCGTGATCAGATCCAGGTTCAGCTCCAGCTGGTACTTCAGGGTCGAGTAATCGGTGTGCTCGACCACAACCCAGAGCCGATCGCCACTGCCAACACTGAAGGGTCCCAGTGCAGCAACCGAGCGCGAGTCAGCAGGACGCTTGCGGCCCAGGCAGGTCACCGCAGCGCTCGGATCAGCCACGCCATTGACCTGCTGGAGCACTGCGATATTGCCGACAGCCCGGTGGGATGCATGGAAGCCGGCCTCGCTGTAGGGCCGGATGCGCACTGTATAGGCACCGGGGTCTGTGCCGTTGCCGCTGTTGTTGATTTCGTATTGATCAACCGACCCGTAAATACCGCTCAGACGGGAATAATCGCTTTTCGTGTCACCCGACCTGGGGCCACGTAGCTGTGCCGGGCCGACGATCGCCTGCTTGCCGTCCGTGCCACGGCGATTGATTTTGTCAATGATGGCCATGGACGCAAATAGCCCGCACGCAATAGGGCTAGTCTAGCCGCCCTAATAATCCCAGACCGCCGCAGGTTTTACGCCTGGACGAGTAGAGAACTTGCCTCCATTGCGGGTATCAATGTGGATGAAGCCCTTGCACCGACCGTCGCCATAGCCGCCGCTCCATCGCTGGATCAGCCACTGGTGAAACTGCTGCAGTGAGCCGCCCACCGGATAGATATCCAGCGCCATGCCCTTGACGTGATAGCTATTGGCAACACCGCCGACCTCGCGATTAATCGGCTCAGGTCTATAGCCACTGGTCACCCCAAGAGGGCCATTCCAGGCCACACGAATCGCATCAAACTCCTTGCAGATCGCCAGGATTGCTTTCTCTTCGGCGCTGCCGGGCTTAGGCCTGCGCCGGGCGTCGTATTGCAGCACCTCGCCGACAGTGATGTACTGGCCGACGGGGGCTGAGAAGTCCGCCCAGTTCACCGCAGCGCCTGGGGTGGGCTTTGCTCCAGCTGGCTTGATAGCGCCCCAGTGGGGTGTAAATGCTGCCCAGTGCTCGCCGTCCTCCAGTGTGAACCAGGCGTGGGTGTCGCCTGCGATCTCTTCCACTTTTGAGACCACGATCTCAGCGCCCTCCTTGTAGAGCTTCTTGCCGTGCTCCGAGAAGTACGCGCTTTCGATTGGCGCTTTCTTCAGGTAGGTCTCGTGATTGGCCTTGAAGCGCAGCATGCCGCCTCCTTCCGAATTCCAGATGTTTGCTTCCGCCTGGCGGCGGTTCACTAAGCCATCGAGCGTCTTACCGCCCGCCTTGACGTAAAGCAGCAGCGCCGATTCCATCTGTGCGTACGCGGCTGGATTGCTGGCCCCATCGCGCAGGACGCGGCTGATGGTCTCGAAGCCCGCAGCCCCGTAGAACCTGGCGCCCATATTCCAGGCGAAGCTCAGCAGCACGGCTTGCCGCTGGGGGCCGAATTGCGCCCAACCCGGAATCCGTTCCTGCGGCGGCAGGAACTCCTGGCGCAGCATTTGCTCGAGGTAGCCGCGGCAAATCCTCATGTCGCAGATGTCGCCCATCCGCACCGGTATCCCGTTGGGATAACGGGTCAGCCCAGCGCAGATCGTGGGGACGCCCACCGCATCCAGGTAGGCCTCGGTCTCGATGCCCTCGAACTTCTCGATCAGCTCGATGGCGCGCGGGAGAGTATCAGGATGCGTCGCCATGGGTGGATGCAAACCTGAAGTTCCAGCGCGGTGGCATTTCCTCCCCATCGAGGACCTTGAGCCCTTGGGTCAGTGCTGCCTGCTCCGAGAGTCCGCTGCTGCGAAGTTGGGTCACCAATTCCGCCAGCTGCTCCATTCGGGCAATCTGATGAGCTACCTCCTCCTGACGCGAAGATGCCCCAGCGATGTGACTCGCCAGGGCATCTAAAACATCAGATCGGGCGGCAAGCCGCATGGGCAACAGCGCGCTCCGTTCAATCTAGCGGTCCCAGATCTTGCGGAGTGAACGCTCAGGCCATCCCGATTTGCTGCAGGATCGCGACCCGAGGATCCATGCCAGCCGGAGCATTGGCGCCCATGGCGAGGACTCCTTGGGTGCCGGGGAGCTGGTTGGGTCCAGCGGTTTGCTTCACCATCTCTTTGGCCGTGGTGGCCATGGTGCTGGCAACGCTCTGCTGGGCCGTGGCGTCCTGCTGGGCTGCCGCGATGGCCTGCGGCATCTGGGTAACGCCGCGGGACTGGGCGATCGACTGCTGCTGATGCATGGCCAGCTCCAGTTGCTGAGCACTGGGTTTGCCGGGGGCGTTGTTCAGTAGCGCCGCGTCGCGATTCATGATGCCGGGGGGCTTGATCATGATCAGCCCTCCGAGACCAGGACTTTGCTGCGCAGTGCCTCGGGAGTCGCGGCCTGGGCCAGGAATTGAGCGGCGGCCGAGGGGTTGCGGTCCATCAGCGCCGAGAAGGTGCCCCAGAACTCATCGCCACCGCTGGCGGCCTGGACGCCAGGAGCGGGCATCTCCAGCTGAGGGCGCTGGAACGAGGGGGCCGGAGCGGGAGCAGGGGCGGCCACGGGAGCCTGGCCCATGCGCTGCTCATTGGCGGCCACTTCTGCAGCCAGGCGATCGGTCATGGTCTCGGTCGGGTAAGGACCGTTGGGGCCGAAGAACTCGTTGACGTAGTTCGCCAGGAGGTCGGGATCGCTCAGCAGGGTGTGATAAGCCGCGTTGTCCTCAGCAGCGGCGGTAATCACCGTGTGGGAATTCTGCAGCTGCCCCTGGAGGGTCTGCACGGCCTGGAGGGCCTCGGCAGTTTGACGGGCCTGAGCCAGGAGGGCATCCTCCACGACGCAGGCGTAGCGGTTCAGCAGTGCCGGGGCCTCAGCGCCGAAGTGCTGCAGGACCTCAAGACTTTCGCCGCTGACGCTCTCGAGATACCCGTCGCTCGCGGCTCCGGTCGGCGCGCTGCTGTAGCTCGGTGCCACTTGCGGCGTCGCCGGGGAATAGGCCGGCATTGCTTGGGGCAGCGAGGTCAGCGGCGCCGTAACGGACGGAGCCGCCTGGTAGCTGACCTGCGGCGAATAGGCCGCCGGGGCCGCCTGTTGGGTCGGCTGCCAAGAGGGAGCCTGGGGCTGGGATTGCTGTGGAGCGCTCAGACTGGCCAGCAGACCCTGGTACGCCTGCTGCCATGGGTTGGCCTGGGGCACCGAAACCGGGGCCTCCGGAGCCGAAGGGTAAGAGGCCGGTTGGGCTTGAACCGTCGGGTACGAAGCTGGGGCGCTCGCCACCGGGGTCTGCTGGTAGGCCGCGGTCGGTGCGGCCACGCTCGATGGGATCGAGGGTTGCGGGCTCGCTGGAGCCTGAACCGTCGCTGTACTGTCCTGCATAGGTCAGCTCTCGCTTAAGGAATTCGAGGGCTCGATAGACGTATGGCGTCAGATCGAGCTTGGGATCCGCGAGCAGGGGGAGATCCGGAGCCTGCGGGTGCGGGACCTGTCGCATGTTCTGGATCAGCGACAGGAATGTGCCAATGCTTTGCTGCGTGGCTTGCGCCATCCGGAATGGATAGCCACTGAGCATTGCACTGCGCTCTTCATCGGTTTTATCCGGGAAGAGATACCTCAGTGCTTCGATGCTGTTAACACCTAGCTCTTGGAGGTTGCGGACAACAATGCTTGAGTTAAGTATATCTTCCGTGGAATCCTCAAAGACAGGGCCCTTCCAGCGCCATTCCACGCGGCGATCCCCATCTGGAATCAAGCCCACAACACCGGGAGGCATCTGCCTCGCCTGAACGGCCTCGCGAATCTTGTTCTCCAGGGCTGCCTCAAACTTCTCCATGGCCTCCTGGAATGCCGCAACGGCAGCCTGGAATTCCTCCTTCGAGGGGAACTGCTCAACCAGCGGCACTGGCGGCTTCTCCATCCCCACGGCCGCAGCAAAGGACTCGCGGAAGATCTGCTCCTCGTTGAAGATCACCAGGCCCAGCAACTTGCAGAGGCCGTAGGTCAGCAGTCCGCGGCACTTGCGCGCTGCAGTAGTGGCGGCCCGGCCGTAGAGCGACTTGATCTCGTAGGCCGTGGCACCGGTGCTGATGCCCAGCTCGTCAACGCCGCCGAGGGCATTGCGCACTTCCTCACGGTATTGCCGGGCGTAGAGGTTCTGGTCCCCCGATACAGCGTCCGGGGTGATGTACGCAACCCGGTCGGTGGCCTCGATATTGGCAATGATCCGCGGCACCTTGAAGCCACCAGTACCGCCTGAGCCAAGTGGTGAGCTCACCCGGGTGGAAGGGCGGTTGGCGGCGTAGAACCCTGCCTGGGAGCTGATCGTTGGGCGGAACTCTTCCCCGTTGCTCGACTCCACCAGGTCCTGCTTCGGCCGGCTCGAGACCAGAGTAGGGTTGCCGTAGAAGGTGATATTGGCCCGGATATTCTTGACCAGCTCGTCGTGGGTGACGATCTGCTCGCTCAGCCAGTCAAAATCACCGGTGGCATCCATCCCGGTCGAGCGCATGTTGTTGAATGCCTCGACCGCCGGGATGAAGCCCAGACTGTTTTTCAGGGTGCGTGTCGTGCCAGCACCGATGGACAGGCTGCTGAGCCCCTCATCGAAGCTGGGCTTTTCGTTGCTGATCGACTCAATGATGACGTCGCGGCGGACCCGCAGCCTCACGTAGCGCACTGAGCCGGACTCGCCGGGCATCATCAGGGCGCTGCCGGGCAGGCCGCTGCGCACCGAGAAGGAATAGATCAGATCCAGCTCTTCCAGTTCGCCCGCGGCGTCGTAATACGCTCGGTAGTTGTCCTTGGCGAACCACATCAGCCGGTAGCTCTCGTTCACCGGCCGGAAATACCAGAGCCCCTTGCCGTCGATCACGAAGTCATCGATGATCCCCTCGAGGCGGGCATCGATCTCGTTTTCTTCGATCAGATCTGCAAGGAACTTCTTGCGAAATCCAAAGGTGTCCTGTGAGGGGTAAAACTCCAGCCCCTGCCGTAGCATGAACAGTCGCATCTGAGCCAGATGCGAGTTCACGATCATGGTGTCAATTCCGCTGCTGCCCTCGCGTTTGCGCGCAGCTTCCAGGATGCGGCGGAATGACTCAGTGCGGGGCTGGCTCATAGAACTATGTTAGGTCCACTCAACATGGGCAGCTCCGCGGCGCATAAGGCCTTGAACGACGATGTTCAGCGAGTCAGCGCAATCGTCGTGGGCCGTGTGGCCGAAGTTGACCATCTCGTCGATCATGCAGCTGAAGTCGCGGTACTTGTTGAAGATGATCTTGCCGCCCTCGAACAGGCCCAGGATCCCCCGTAGCCGCGCAAGCTTGTCACCGCGGAATCCCTTCACCGGCGAGATCGTGATGTTGTACAGCTGCCACTCGTTGAAGAGGATCCGCTTGAGGTCGCCTTCAAAGCTCTTCTGATACGCGACGACCTCCGGCCAGATGGTGACCGGCGAGTTTGTCGGGAAATACTGGCCTTCGTCGTTAGTGGCCAGCAGGTTCCACTCCAGCAGGAGCTCGCAGAGGGCCTCCACCTTTTCGATGTTGCCCATCGAGCGCATCCGCCGGTAATCGATGACATAGCACTTGTCACCGGAGCGGCCGGCCAGCGTGAACACGGTCCAGTCATTCCGCTCGCTCATGCCAGCCGAGAGGTCGATCCCAACGCCAATCGTGTCGTAGACATCGGGAACCTCGCCCTTGATGAACAGCTCGGGGCTGATCCCGAGTTCCTTGGAGCGAATCGGCTGATTCAGGTACTGGTATGAGAAGGCAACCCGATCGTCTGCCTGCAGTTTGAGTAGGTATTTCGCTGACCACATCGATGGCCAGTAGCTGCGGGGGCGGCCGTCATCGTCGTAGCTCAGCGCCGACTGGGTCACGACGGTCCAGCCCTTTTTCTCATTGAAGGTCGTGGCAAAGAGGTCGTCGAAGTGAAACCGCGTTCCCAGGGCAATGGCGCGGGCGCCCTGGAACATGGTCGGCACGATCACGTTGTTCCAGTTCGCCTCCATTTCCCTTCTGATGTCCGGATTGGCGATAGAGGCTGCACTCTTGATCGCGTCGTCCACCACGATCAGTGAGCTCCGTTTGGAGGTAATCGTGCCCTTCAGGCCGGCGCAAGCGACCGTGAAGGCGTCCTCGCCGCGGACGTCGATCTGGGCATAGTCAAAATCAATGGACCACAGCTCATCCGAGGTTCTGACCTTGGAGAGGCGTACCGTCGGGAAGATCTCTTGGTATTCCTTCGAGAGGATTGTGTTCTTGATGGCCGCACTCTTATTGCGTGCTACATCGACGTTGTAGCTGACATAAAGAACGCGTAATAGCTTTTTGGCTAGCGCATGCCTTCCGATTAGCCACGCTATTAGTAGTCCAAGGACGGTCGACTTCGCCGAGTTTTTGCTGACGACATAGTCTTTGACGATGAATCGCTCGGACTCGTCTTCAATGGTGATGCACCGCACGTCGCGAGGACTGGTCGGGCGAATATCGATAATCGAACGCACCAATCCGCCATTGGATTTGCTGCTCACCGGACCCTGATACCGAGCTGCCTTGCTCTGGGAGTGAAAGGGCAGAATCTCATCCGGCAGCCGGATACCAAGGCGATAGGCCATCCGGCAACTGACCCGAGTCCCGTCGGCCTTCGTGTACCCGCTCTGATACGGCTTTCGGTGCATGCACAGCCCGCCAAGCGAGCGTACAAGTTCAGCCATGTCCGAGACGAGCTGTTCAGAACTCGATCCAAAGCTGATCCCGCCGCGCGCTGACGGCTTCGTGGTTCCGTCCGTGTCAAGCAGCCCCTGAAGCAGAGCCATGCGCTGCCCGGGTGAGCCCATCAGGTACTCACTCGGGATGAATTTTTCATGGGACTTCGCACCCCATAAGCCAAGGCGCTTCAGCTCCTCAATCAGCACATTGGGACTGCCCTTGCGTCCAGCGATACGCCAGTCGCCACGGGTGCCGCGACTGCTGGATGGCACCAGCTCATACCCCTCGGGGAGAGCGGCAATGACGCGCTCGACTAGATCGTCGTCATTCTTGTGAAATCTGACGGAGCCAGTTGTCAGGGCGCCATCGCCAATTAGAACGCCAAGCAGATACGGATCAATGATGTATTGCCTTTTCGGGTACTGAACTGGGTCGCAGATCGGCACCTGGTACTTGGCGTACCCGCGCGTATCCAGCCACGGGGTTTCGCCTTCTCGGGCCTCGCGCCATACCGGCGTCACACCCGTGCGCCAATTTCCGGCGGCCCGCTCAAAGACCCGCGATCGAATTTGCTGGAGGGTAACGGTTCGCCACTGACCCTTCTCGTCGCTACCAATCAGGCGGACGTCCCAGCGGTGACTGTCGTCGCAAACCACACTGGTACCGTCAGAGAGGATCACCTCCCAGCAAGAGGTCTCGCCGTAATCCACGGTGTCGACTACCCGGGTCGGCTGCCCATTGCCGGCAATAACGGTGTCGCCCTTCTGGATGTCCCTCAGGGGCCTCCATCCCTCTGGTGTGGCGACCGGCGTATCGCAGTCGAGCGGCCCGCGCGGACTGAGGAGACACGTGTTCGGTCCGGCTATATCTAGGAGGTGATCATTGCTCTTTCCTGTCAAGAAAGCGCGGTGCCACTCCAGCATGTGCCTCGCTGGCGGCTTACCCATCAGCTCGCAGAAGGCCGCGAAGCTGTCCCGCGCCTTCAGGATGTGCGCAGGCGGCTCAATGACCACCTCAGGCTGCTTTTTGATTCCCTGAGCAGCCAGTCGTGCACTGCGCTGCCGGGCAAGAGCGATTGATGCACCAGGCATGGCATCAATCTATCAAGTTTTTCCCTACTGCACGGCCCGGCGTGCGGCAAGGCTACTTAGGCTTCCGAGTTCAGCTGGGCCCAGACCGACTCAAACGCGGACTCAAGCGCCGGCATGACGTCCTCGTTGTCCTTGAAGATGCTGCGCATGGCACGCATCACGCCGTCGGCGCCGGCCAGGACCAGCCCTCGCCGGTCCGTGGCCTTCGTCATCCTGTCGACTTCTACCAGGTGACCGCGGAGCTCCTTGGACAGATGAGCGATTTTTGTGGCAGCGTCGGCCGGCTTAATCAGGTCAGCCGCGACCTGTTGCCTTAAATAGTCAATATCCGCCTCCAGCTTGCATACCTCGGCCAAGAGAAGCTCCCGGCGATTCAGCTTGCGGTAGTGCTTCTGAATCCAACGCTCGAGCTCAACAAATCCGCCGTGGTAGCCAAGCACGGAGGCATACAGCCAGATCTCGTACGCCGAGTAGGTGTGCTCCGCGTAGTTCAGGAACGCTTCCCGCCGGTCGGAATCCAGAGAGCTCAGGAAGACCCCAACCTCTCCTCCGCTCTCAATCGTCATCAGCCGTAGAAGCGAGCGCCCTGACTACGAATTGCGCCCCTGGCGTCGGCCCGGAGAAGCCGTTCTTGGTTGTACTTCTCGATCGTACTTTTCCGCTCTTCTGCGCCTTGGAGGCCGATCTGTCGCTCCTGGCTTTCGGTTGTTGCCCTGGTTGCGTCTAGTCCTCGATCGGCCACATAGCGATTGGTGTCCGAATCGATCTCCTTGCCGCGAATTGCGTAATCGCCCTGCGTCTCTAGAAGGCCTTTCTGGATTGCGCCTTCCGCCGCCATGAGTTGCTGGGTGTTACCGGTCTTCAGTTTCTCCATTCCCTGCTGATAGTTGGCCAGGGATCCGAGGAATGCATCTTTGTACTGAACGGCTAATCCGGTATTCGCTTGGGTCTTGTAAATGTCTGCCAGGCTGCCTACAGCTAGACCCGTGACCGATTCATTGTCCTTATAGCGATTCGCCAGATCGGTAAGACCCTTGGAGCCCTGCTGGACGAGAGTCCCAGGCACCGAGCTCATAGAGCTATTGGCGTAAGAAGACATTGTGCGGCCTCTCTAATCCCGAACTAGGCGAACATGGCAGCGGCAAAAGCGCCGGCGCCAAGAATGCTATTCAGCAGTCCCATGGTCTTATTATTGGCAATCTGCCTCTCCATTAGAGCTCGATCAGCGGCATTCTCCCCCTGCGCATATTTCATTACAGCGTCGTGGCGATTTGCGTCAAGATTGGCCAGGGCCATCTCGTGCTGCTGGGCGGGGAGCACGAGTCCCTTAGCGAGGTCGGCCTTAGCGCCAAGCCTTTTGATGTCGGCGCCAGTTTCGGCCTGTAAGCGCGTGCTGTAACTGTCGTCAGCTTGCCGCTGAAGTGCGCCCCTGACGGGTATCAGGGACGTTGCAATCGCGACGTCAGTCTGGCCGCCCTCGAGCCTTGCGCGCTGTGTCGCTTTATTCCATGCCTCGAACTTGTTGAGCTGATCCTGGGCGGATTCAGGATTGCGGCTAATGATCTCGTTCAGCCTTCTGATCGTCGCCTGCTGCCCGAGCTCCTCAATCTTTGTAGTTGGGATACCTTTGAGCTGATTGGCCTTGCGGACAAGGCCAGCCTTGAGTACGTCCCCGAACAGATTAAATACGTTGAGATCCTCGGACATGCCCCTGGCTACAAGCGATTCGCTCTAGCTGCATGCTAATCGAAATGATCTACCCGAATAACTGCTGGAGGGCTGAGCCCAGCATCCCGCGACTTCCAGTAGCCCGCTGTGCTCGACGGGCGCGCTCGCCGTCCAGGAAGCTGCCCATTGTCGTCAAATTCGCAAGGGGATCAATACGGCCCATCGACGTAACCTGCTGATTCCCGCCACCGCCGAGAATAGATGAGAGCATCGCCAGTGCACTGTTTCTCCGGGAGGCGCGTCGATTGTCCGCAGCGAGCTTGAGGTCGGCGTCAGTAGTCAGGCGTTGCCTGGCGTTTGCGGCGACCTGGGGTACGACTGCCTGCGCCAGGGCCATGTCCATTGCCGCGTTCTGAGCGGGAATGGCGCTCAGTAGGTCAGAGCTGCTTGTGCTCAAGGCCGTATTAAAGCCTTCCAGGATTGGCCCCTGTGGGCGAAAACTCGCGGCGTAGTTACTCGCTACATCAAGGCTCATCGGCCGGCTCCCGCGATCATCAGTTGCGCGATCGGGCTCGTGGTCGAAGCCTGCTGGAGCGCATACCCCAGTGATTGATTCAGCATGGCCTGCCGTTCCCGTTCAATCGCAAGCCTCTGCGCAGCCTCGGCGAGGGGTAAGCGCTTGGCCTCTAGTTCAAGTTGAACGTCACCCATTCGTCGGGCTTGCTCGACTGCCCGCCGCAATGCCTTGGATTCCTCGCTGGGCTCGATTAGGCCGCTGACCAGTTCCGTCAGGCCCTTCCCGCTAGCGCCGCCAAGAGCCGCCCCTATTGCTTGACCGGCAAAGGTCCCGACACCCGGACCGGCAATCAGGGAGCCAATCAGGCCTCCAGCAATGGCGCCGCCCGTGGTACCAAGGCCGCTCCCGATCCCTGCTGCCGCGTTCTGAAAACCACTACGTGTGGGATCAGGATTATTGAACTCCTGGGCAGCAGCTATCAGGCCGCCCAGCGCGGCAAGTCCACCACCAGTAGCGATGCCCCGCGGGCTGGTCACAAAGCTCGCGACCCTGCCATTGCGCCCGAAGAAGGGGATGTCGCTACTCCCGGGAGGCCTCGGCGAATTACCTCCTCCGCCCCCAAAGCCAAGGGCGCTCAGCAGCCCGTCGACGGCCATGCGTGGCTTTGACTCTTCGGCTCTGCCGTAACTATCGCTGTAGCGCTGCTGATAACCGCGATTGATCGCTTCAAACAGCTCGTAATCAGAGGAGCGCTGAGTCACGAACGTCCGCGGCCTATATGCTTCTCGGATTCTAATAAGGTTTGCCTGCGAAGCTCCCCTTGTCGCACCCCTCCGCGGATCTACGCCCGGCTGACCATCAGAAGGGCGCGATCATCTTCAAGGCGGTCTTCGCTAGTCCCGTGAAGAAGTTGGTCTTGCTTCTTTGCTGAGCCGCAGCTCTTGCCTTCTCCGCTGCCTCGATGCGCGCCGCATTGATTTCTTTCTCCCCCTGAATGCGGGAGGTTGCCATCATCGCCTGCGCCCCGAGCTCGGCGTCTGCAGCGGAGTTCTGCACGGGGTCGAAGTACGCTGACGACCCGCTACTGGCGACGGCATCAAACCCAGGAAGCGCATCCAGCCCGCCCGATCCGGGTTGACCAGAGAAGTCCTTGCTGTACTGGCGGCCACGCGATGAATTCCACGTCGGCGCCCCCGACCAGGCGCCTAGTGAGCCCCCTCGTTCGGAGTTCCCTTCCTTGGCGGCGCCAACAACACTTTTGAATGCATCAAGGCCCGTAAATGCCATGACCAATTAGCTCCAGGAACCAAATCCTTTTGTGAAGCTCTTACCCATGTCGAAGCCCGAGCTAAAGCCCGCCGAGGAATCCCAGTAGGAGGACGTGTCGCCGTTCCACGATGAGTTCACCTTGTCGCTCAGGGATGACGACCTGGCGAGAGCTTTACCAGCCATTGGTGCAAAAGCCCCAACCAAGTCGCTTGCAATATCCCAGCCATTCGGGGCCATGGCCTGAGCCTGGAGCTCGCCCGTCTTCCTGATCGCATTCGCGCGCTCTTTGGCCATTTTGCGATTGGCCATCGCCTCGAGTGCTACTTGGCCACTACGCAGCATGGACTGCATGTTGGCGCCCGGCACTCCAGCAAGAGAATCGCTGGCTTCTGTTGAAGGGCGGAATCCGGAAATCATGTCGGCAACGCAGCTTCCGATTGGCCAAGTTCTGGCTCTTGCGGTGCTGGTCCCTTGGCCGACCGCCGGATTGATTCTAGAAGTTGCCCAACAACTCCAGTCCCTGCCATAGCCAGGGTGCTAATTCCGCCGGCTTGCTTGAAGATCTCGAGGTCGTTCAGCTTCTGGATCTCGTCCCGCTTCCGCTTGGCGACGTCCATCTGCTCGGCAAGCGCCTCCATCTGTGCCGCCCCGCCGTCCTTGTCGTTCTGTGCGCGGCCCATCGCCGAGTACACGTTGTCGATTTCACGCTCTGCCTCGCCCAGGGCCTTAAAGCCGTACTGCCCTCCCTCTCCCAGAACACTGCTGCCCTTGGCCGTCATGCCCTCCCGCAGGCGCATGCCCGCCCTGCGCGTGCCATAGGCCGCACCGACTGCCGCCGCAACCGCCGGTAGGAGCCCGGTCGCCACGGGGATGCTCTTGCCCATGAACGTGACCTCGGGTCCATGGATCCCGTCCAGCGTGGCCTTGAGCGGCATCGAGTTGCCAAACAGGTAGGCCTTGTACTGCTCGTATTCCGAGCGCGATACGTCAGGCCGCTCCTGGACGAACTCGTCATAGGACAGCAGGCTGCCTGTCCGCCCCAGGAAGTAGCGCGAGATCCCCTCGGAGATTGGATCAACAGCATCCCGCTTGTCACCGAGACCCGGGCTCGCCGCTGTGTAGCCAGGCATCCGTGTGGCATTGCCAATCGCCATCGAGATCCCAAGCCATGTCGGCACGGTCGCCGCCATGCGCAAAGCCCGGTTCTTGAGCAGCGGCCCCTTGGGATCCGTGCGGTCCCGCTCAAACTCCTTGCCGCCCTGGTGCAGGGCCGTCAGCGCCGCCAGCGAGCCGATCGCCTGGGGTGCATTCAGGAACCACCAGATGTTCCTGGCGCCATCGGTCACCACGTCGTTAAGCAGGACCCCACCGGCCTGGGCAGCCGTGGCCCGCATCGACGGCGACTCGACCTCCCCAGTCAGCCCCTCGGTGGGGACGAAGCCTGCCCGGACCGTGCCTCTGCGAGTTTCATCGCTGGCCAGGCGCTCAACCTCGAATTCCTGCGTCTTGTCCGCGGAATATCCACCCAGGGGCGTCGCAAGAAGGGCGCGCCGTGCTTTCTCGCGCAGTGACTCGGGCCCGGGCCCCGCGGGGATCAGCTCTGCTGCTTTCTTGCCGAGCTTCGTTTCGCCTGCGTTGGCCGGCAGCACCTGCCGCAGGTAGTCCAACGCGGCGGACTGACCAAACGCGTCTTCCAGTGGGCTGGGATTCCACTGGTTCTTGAGATAGTTCTTAGGGCTGGCGAGGAAGGACTGCTCGAGGATTTCCCGAGTGGAAGCCGGCCGTGGTCCCTGCTGGTTCTCGGCCATCACGTCAGCATTGAGCTGCCGCCGGGCGGCAGCAGCAGAGTGCCGCCACCGGTCAACATCGACATCGCCAGGGCTTCTTGCATGTGGCGCTGCTCCTCTTCCTGGAGTGCTTCTTCTTGCTCTCGGCGGCTCCGTCCCTGGAGGGCCTTTTCGTACACCGAACTTGCGACTGGCCGTGGAGCAAGCATCGGCAGCGGAGCAGCCAAGATGTCGCCCGCCGTCATGGCCTGGGCAAGCTTCTGCCGGCGCACTTCTTCGCCCAGGGTTTTCGGGAAGATCGCCCCTCCCGCCAGTCGTCCCGCCCCGCTCCCCAGGAATGAACTCCCTACGCCAATCAGCAGGTCCTCGGCTGCCAGGGCTGCGCGATCAGTCAGAGGGGTCCCGTCGGGCGCCATGGCAGCGCCAATAACCGCGAAACCAGCCTCAGGTCCCAGTCTCAGGGCCCACTCACCCGCGTTCTGGGGGAGGATTTCTTTCAGGGCTGAAAACAGGCGTGGCGCGCCAAGGGGGAATCGCATCACGCCACCTCCGATTTTGTTCCCGCCGGTGCCATCGGCTCGGGACCGAAGGGCCCACTGGTCCACTGAGATGTCCAGTCCCTGAGATAGCCCTGCGCCCCTTTGTCTTTCTTGTCGTTTGTCATGACACCGAAGTCGCCGACAAGACCTAGATCGCGCACCATCTTTTCGCCGGCAAAGCGGCTCGGAGTCCCCTCGATATATCCGAACGTCGCCGGCACTTCCTGCTGGGCCGACTTTTGTTCAATCGCCTTCGCAAAGGCGGTCGGGTAATCGTCTGGCAGCCTGAATGTCACCCGAGCTTTGCTGCATTGGGTTCATCCTAACGAGGCTACTTGCTGATGATGTTCTTGTAGAAGTTGGCCTTCTTGACCATCTTCCCTGAGTAGTTATCAGAACTACTCAGGACCTTGTCAGCAAAGGCCTTGCGGCCCTCAGGTGAATCCTCGTAGCCAGCCTTGGTCGCCGCCGCGGTAAAGGTTCCGCCGGTTCCGCCCTTGCTGGCCGGCTTGTCCATCTTCCTGAAGGCCTGGGCTAAATCCCGGGCCTTCTGACGGCGCTCCTGGCTCACGCAGCCCTACCCCGGACAAAGCGCCGCAGCAGGTTGTCGGCCTGGGCGGCGGGGCTGGTCTGGGGCGGCGGAGGGGCATTCAGTGGCGAGTTGTCGACCAGGTTGGTCATCGCCTGCTGGGGAGCCGCGCTGGCCTGCTCCTGAATGGCGCGCATCTTCTGGAGGCGCTCGGCCTGGTACTTCATCGCAGCCTCCTGAATTTCGGGCTGGTCGTACATCCCCAGGGCCTTGGCGTACCCGGTGTAGTCGATGTCCCGCATACCCTCGACGGGCTGGCGGTATTTCGTCCGGATTTCCGCGGCCTGGCTGCGTGGACCCTCAATCGGCTCCTTGCGCTTCTGCTGGAAGTAGTTCCGCACATCGGGCCGGCTCTTCCATTCATCGAAGCCACCGCCCTCGCCAGTGAACCGACCAGCAGCGCCCGCGGCCTCGCTCGCACCGGTAATCCCAGGAGCTGCGTTGGGTTGTACCGCGCCAGCACCGCTCAGCCCCACCAGGGCGTCACGGACCTGCTCCACCTGCGGACTCGCTAGGGCAAGCGCGCGCCTCAGGACTTCTTCGGTGCTGGCGCCAGGCAGATCGACGCGCCCGCGGCCTTGCTTGCGCTCGGTTGGTGAGGCGTCTCGCCGTGCCACATCAGCGATGTAGTCGGCCTGGCGCTCCAGATCGCGCTTCACTGTGCCGTCCTTCTTGAGACCGGCGGTTTCCAAGGCGGCCAGGGCAACAGCGGCCACACGCCGATCCAGGTCGTCCCGGACCTCGGGCTGGGTTTGCAGCGTGCTGTAGCGCGACTCACCCGGGATGCCAGCTTCTCCGTCGGCAGCACCCCCGGCGCCATCGCCGAACTGGGCGTACCCGTAGCCCATCGGGTTCTCGGCGCGGGCGGCTGCCTCCCGCATGGCCTGCTCATCAGCAAGGGCCTGTGCAATCGCCAGGTCGACATCACGCTCGCTCTGGCCCTCGAGCGCCGAATCCAGCGAGCGGGTCCGCGGGGGCTCGGGGGCTCCGTAGGCAGGATTACGCCATGTCGAGCTCTCGCCGAGCGGCTCGACCTCCAGGCTCTCAATGGCCTCGCGCAGGGCGTTGTCGGTGGCGTCGGCGCTCCATGTCGGACGGACACCAGCGTTCATGGCGGAGAACGTCGCCTGCCGGGTGTTGCGCATCTCGGTCGGCCCCGCGCCCACCGCAGCCATGGCCTGCACCACCTGGTCAGGCGAGAGTCCCTTGTTCAGCAGGGCGCGCGCCACGGTCTCCCGCGACAGCATGCTGGGGCCCTCCATGAAGCCACCGGCACGCATCTCGCGCACAAAATCCTCTAGGCCGCTGGGGGCACCGGGAAGCGCTTCTGCCTGAAGACGCAGCCACTGCTTGTCGCTGATGACCGCGGGACCCTCGACGCCAACGGTCTTGGGGTTGGCGATCTGCAGGAGTACCTGTTTCTGCGGGCCAGGCGGAATGACTGGAACAATCAGGCTCTGCGAACCATCTGGGCGCTGCACGTAAAGCCGCGGGACGCCGCCGACCTGGCGCGTCTCCGGGTTGATCGCGAAGGCAGCAGCAGCGTTGGCGCCAGGCAGATCGGCTTGGGCTGCAATTTGCTCGAGCAGGCCGGACAGCTCATCGGCGGAAACGGGGCGCCGTTCACCGCCACCCGCCGCCTCAAGGAGGACTTGCGTATCAGTGCCGCCCAGGGCCTGCAGGAGCACCCGGGGACTGATCGTCCGTGCGTCGCCAGTGCGCTGGGTCCCCGGCAGGACAGCATTTGCGACGGTCCGCCCAGCACTGTCAAGACCCAGCAGGCCCTGGGCAATGAGTTCGCGATCTCGGTTGAATGGCGAACCGACGCGAAAAAGGTCGACTTCGGCCTGCTGAACCTCGGGGCGACCGCTACTGGTGTATGCGACGCGGTCCACCACTGTCTTGATGCCCGGCTTGAACACCGGGACCTCCTCATCGCTGCCGGCGCGGCGCAGGAAGCCGTGCAGAGTGTTCTTTCCGCCACCCTCTGAGGCGTAACTCGCGGTCTCCTCGGGGGAAGCAAGGCGATAGCGACCCTGCTGATAGGCAATGGCCAGGCCATCGCGGGTTATGACCGGCGTTTTCGCCGCATCGGCCAGCTCGGCAACCGCCTGGCCGTAGGTCACGTCCTCCTGCCGATCCCAGAGCGCCGTCGCATCGGGGTCAACCTCGCGGCTGTAGGCGACATCGCCGGGGTAGACGGAGACATAGTCCTTGGGATTACCCAAAAGGCGTCCCTGGCGGTCGACCTGGGGCAGCCGCAGCTGGGAATAGGGCGCCAATTCCGCTGAACCCTTCTCGCCGAGGCTCAACAGGTTGGGTTCGCCCTCGATGGAGGGGCGGCGGCGGAACCGCTGGACCTCATCAGCCGCGGGGATCAGGGTTTCGGCGAGATTGACGGGCAGCGAGGGGCCCTCGGCTTCCAATCCGCCGGCTGCAACGGCCCGTGCACCCATGGCATAGGCGTCTTCCGCGGTGATGAGACCCGGATTGCGGCGAGCTGGCGCATCACCGCGGCGCGGCACCTCCCCGGTGGCGTTACCGGGGTTGACATCGGCCAATCCGTCGGCGCGCAGGGCGATTTTTGCCGCATCCGCGGGGCTGGTGGGCCGCCATTGGCCCTGATTGCCAAAGCCCTGCTTGCGAATGAAGGCATCCACGAAGGAAGCCGTCTCCGCGTCCCCGCTCAGTAGGGCGCGAACCCCGCTCAGATTGCGAGATTGGGGCACGGCAGCGCGATTTTCGCCGCCAGAGCCCGGCACAACCGCCAAAATCCGGGCTGCAGAGGCCGGCATGACGCCCCCTTCACCGGCATCGGCAGCGCGGAAGGCCAGCGGCAGCTGTTCAGCAACGGCGCTCTGGACGCCAGAGGCCGGCAGGTCATTGAGAAGCCGCTGGGCGAGGTCAAGATCGGCGCGCCGCTGCCCCTGTTGGGCCATGTAGCGCGCCACTTCATCGACATAGGAGGCCGCAAGCCCGCCGGTGGGCGCCGAAAGGCCGGGAATGTTGGCCTGCACGGGGACCGGGCCGTAATTCACGCGCTCATCGGCGGGCGTGACGATGCCGCGCATCTGGCCGATACCGCTGATGGCACCGCGATTGGCGGACTGCTGGGCCAATTGATCGCGAACCCAGCGCTGATAGGCCCTGGGATTGGCGGTTTCTATCTGCGAAGGAGCGCCAAAGACCCGGGCAATGTTGTACGCCTCTTCTGCCATCCGCCCGCCTCGGCGTTAACTGCGTACGCCAAGTCTATCGACGCAATAAATATCCACGAATCTGCGCCCATTGCTCACTAAACCCCGTCAGAGGCGCCATTGCTCACGATGAAGCAAGCCGATCTGACACGATGTCGCCATGGAACCCGACAATTTTTATTGCGCCGCGCGGTAGGCATCAAACACCCGCGTGAAGTTGAGGTAGGCGGCAAACAAAAAAAAGATTGCGTGCTATTTATAGAGAACAGCAGCAGTGCAAGAGATAGCGTCAGGGTACGCGAGAAGCCTGTGATACGCGGCGCGACGCGATGGGATATAGCGCGATCATCAGAGTGCCCCTGATAGCACATGCTATCGCGGTACAGGGCTCTGTTGTTAACTGGGCTATATCATCTGACTGCTCATGCTATCGCTTGCTATCACTCCACTGATACCTTCGTTTGCGCCTGTTTTACACTTACGCTCCCTCGCTATCTATCCCCCTTTCGCCTATCTAACATCAACTCTCACGTACCCTCAGTCCCTAACTCCCTCCACACACTCATATACGCGCGCTACCCTTCCTCACTTATGCTCCCTATCTATTACTTAGCGGGGGCCAGATTCCCTGCCCCATCGCTGAGAGGGCTTGTGGGGACTGGGTTGGCGTTGCTCACTGCAGCGCGACGCGACGCGGTAGTGCTTGGCGTTGTTGTTTACTCTCTCCTCCTTGTTGTTATTCCTTTGGTTCCTTGTCTTCTGGTTGCCGCGAGCGCACATTGCGGCTGACGCTGACAAGTAGATTCCTGCTTCGTTATTATTTTCTCTGGGGTCTCAACTGAGTCTTAGGGTGTCAGTGGATGTTAATTGGGGCCACCGGTACAGCATCGGTACACCACCAGTACACCACGGGGGCGGCGGCGTCCTTTACCAGCAGTGCATTCGCATTGTTTGCTTCGTTGCCAGCACGTTTACTCCTCGCGCTTACACTTAGTGTCCCCGCTGTGTTTATGTTTTGCGTGCACAGCGCTGTACACCACATCGATCAGGCCACCCGCAGGCAGTGCGCCACCGGTGATTGGCCTGCCCATCAGACCGCTGCGCACCTCGAAATCTGCCGCGCTTACATCGCTGCCAACCCCTGAGATCTCCTCCGCCCCGCTCAGCTTCTCGCTGGGTGGGGCTTTTTCATGTCCCTCATCAGCAGTCCATTCATGCCTGCTTCGCTTGACGCTCTCCTGAAGACCTTTCTTCGCTTCGTCAACGACCACACCGCTCTTTACTACGGCCTCTGTATCACCATCGGCCTCGCCATCCGCTGGCAGCTCGTCCACCAGGACCTCGGCCGCTTCCTCAATCCCCTGGCTCCCTTTTTCGCCTGAACCCACACACCCCCGCTCGGATTCGTCCGGGTCGGGGGTGTTTTTGTGCGCCTCTGCAGCAGTGCATCTGCACCCCTGCTGGCGCTCAGGGTTCTTTCGCCCCGGGATCCCCGGGTACCCGCCATGTCCGAAGGTCGTCTCTCACGCCTCCTCCGGCAACTGGGCCTCCTCGCCCGCAAAGACGTGGTCGTCTCCTCCGATGGCCGCGTCCTTGACGGCAGCATCAATCCCGAGATTGAGCTGCTCTACCTCCAGGTCGACGAGCTCCATGACCAGGTGCTTGACGGCTACACCCTCAACGACCTGCAGCTCCGCTTCCTTGGCTACTGCCAGGAGGTGATCAACAGCTGCAGAGATCAGGTCAGGCAGCTCGAGCTCGAGTTCGCCTGACCCCTCGCCCCCGCTCAGCTCCGGCTGGGTGGGGGCTTTTTCATGCGCCTCTGCAGCGGTGCATTTGCACACCTGCTGGCGCTTGGGTTCTTTCGCCCGGCCCTGAGCCGGCTCCCACGCCCATGGCAACCTCCACCACCAAGGCCGACCTCGAAGCCCGCGTCGCCGAACTGGAAGCCCAACTCGCCTCCAGCCACGGCGATCCCCGCGAGAGCGGCATGGTCAAACTCGTCGGCCTCCTCAAAGGCGTCAAGGACATCACCCGCCCCGATGGCGGCAAGCGCACCGTCTGCGCCTTCCTGGTTAACACCACCACCGAGCGCAGAGGTGAGCAGGAACTCCGCGTCGATCTCCCCATCGACTCGGTGATCGCCACCGACAACGGCAAACCCATCGCCACCGACATCCTCTCGGTCGCCTCCAGCACTGAGTGGGCCCGCGTCGCGATCTACGGCTACTGGACCGTCTTCGGGGAGATCACCCGCAATGAGCGCGGCTTCCCCGTCGCCCATCGCCGCCAGCTCCGCGCCCAGCGGATCGAGGTCCTCAGCAGCCAGCCCGCTGGTGAGGCTCTGCTGGCCGAGGTGATCGAGCCGCCCTTCTCCCACGAGCCCACCAGCGAGGAAGTCCCCTTCTGAGCTGCCGCTCTCCCCTACCTCGCCCGGCCTCCACCTACCTTTGAACCACCCAACCTCGCTCCCATGCGCTACCTCTTCCCCGCCCTCGCTGCCCTCGTGCTGGCACCCGCAAACCCAGTGCTGGCCAGGAATTACTGCTACTACGTGGCCGCCTTTGTCCCGCCCAGCATCCTGCGCTGCCAGGAGGTTGGCGAGGACTACGTCGGCCGGCCGATCTGGCTCTGCTGCTGAGTCACTGGCCCCCATCGCCTTACATCCCAGCGCGCTGATTTCATGCAGTTAATGCATAGCGCGCATACCTAAATTCCGCGCCTCTGCGCAATGCCTCTGCCCCGCCCGGCACCTCGCTGGGTGGGGTTTTTTCGTGCGCCTCTGCAGCAGTGCATGGGGCGCACTTCCTTCGCTTGTTGATCTCCAATGTCAAGACTGATCACCATCGCGGCCTGGATCGCTGCGATCGCCACCGTCCTGTGGCAGCGCGCCCTCAAGCCCTACCTCCAGGACGCTTTCCCCGAATTCTTTGCCGAGCTGGCCGCCGCTCCGCTCGCCGCAGCCCCTGCCGCCCCGCTCACCCCTGAGCCGGCAGCTGCGGTCGTTCCCGCCAGCGAGCCCGCTCCCACCCCACGCCGCACCCGGAACCGCAGGGCTTCCGGTTTCGCGGCTGCTTGATGCGAACTGTTCTCAATAAGCCTTTCACCAAAGCCATGGTCCTCGCTTCCTATCCCCCGGGCTCCAGAGATCCCCGCGTCACCCTCGCTGGTGAACCCCAGCGCCTGGAGCCCATCGGCCAGGTCCTGCGGGAACTCTTTCCCGCCGATGTCCTGGTCTCCTCCGATGACGACGAGCTCGACCCCGATCGGCTCGCCCTGCTCGAGGAGATGGCCGACTACGACCTGGCCATCCGTGTAACACAACCTGAACCAACCGCACGCCACGGCGGGCGCTGGTTCTAGCCTGCCCGCCCTGGCGGTCACCCCGTCAGCACACCCCAACTCCTTCTTTCCCCTCTCTTTCTCTCTCCACCATGGGACTCTTCAACTTCGCTCGCACCGCTACCAACAACGCCGCCGCTGACACCAGCGCAGCCCCCGCCGTCATCGAGCTCGCCCTCAACGAGGAGAGCATCACCATCGACGCCGCCCGCGCCGAAGGCAAGACCGTTGCCGAGCTCTTCTCCCTCTACGGCTCGGATCTCGGCGATGTGGACCGCATCAGCCGCTTTGTCTGCGCCGGCCGCATCGTCGATGGCGCTAGCAAACCCGAGCCCGGCATGGTCTACCGCGGTGCCGTCGCCTCCGAATCCAAAGGCTGATCCCATCCCTCCCTCCAGGGGCCTCCATCCGGGGGCCCCTTTCTTTTTCTCAACCATGGACATCCTCCGTACTGCGCGCGACGGCTGCTGGGAGCTAGCCACCAATACCTGGGGCTCCTTCCTGCGGCCGATCGACGACCCCGACGCCAATGTCGAAATCACCGACGAGCAGCTCAAGGGTTTTGAGCTGCGCGATGACATCCAACCCATGCCGGCCGAACTCTGGCAGCGCTGGGTTCAGCTCTGCTTCCACATGACTGAGCAGGACCGCCGCAACCTTGAGGTCTCCTGCAGACTCCTGCGCCACGAGGACGACAAGTCCCGGTGGCGCATCCTGGTCCCCAAGCAGGAGGTCTCAGGGGCCTCGGTGCGCGTCGAGTCCTTTGATCAGGCCATTGACATCGCCACCGGCGAAATCATCGAGCAGTACCCACCGGCTGACTGGATCCCCTGTGGCTCGTCCCACAGCCACAACACGATGCAGGCGTTCTTCTCGGGCACCGACGACAAATACGAGCTCGGTGACCCCGGCCTGCACGTCGTGGTCGGCTCCATCAACACCACCACCCGCAGCTACACGATTAAGGCTTCCATTGCCGCCAATAACCGCCGCTTCCTGATCGACTACCCGGCTGTCATTGACGCCACACCGATTCAGGACGTGACCTACCACCCCGATGTCCTCAAGCTCATCGAGCTGGAGACACCCAAGCAGATCGCCCCGGCCTCCTACCGCTCCACCAAGCCCAGCTACTCCTGGACGCCGGGCAGTAAGAGCGCTTACTCCAGCTGGCACGACAACAGCTACTGGGGCTGGGGCTGGGACGACGAGGACGACATCGCCGCATCCACCGATGGCAGTTCGGTTCCCTCGTCCACAGCCCAGACCAGCGGCAACGACTGCATTGAGCTGATCCGCGCCTCCCTCGAGCAGATCAGCGATGAGCTCGCCAATCGCCCTGCCAAGGCCCTGCTCACCGAACTGGAGGAGCTCGCCTGGCAGCTCAATGACCTGATCCACGACGCCCAACACATTGACTTCGCCATTGACACCCATGAGCAGCCCGTCCTCCTTTCTCGTCACTGAACCCCCACGGGTTCACATCCAGCCCCTGCCACCTGAAGCCACGGTCGTACGGCTCAGCTACGCCGATGACCTCATCGGCCGGCCGCTCAATATCGAGGCCTTCATCCAAGGCAATTACGGCTGGATGGACGTCATCACCAATGCCGGCCGCGATAACGATGACTTCATCGAGGCGCACTGTGAAGGCTGCCACTACTACCGCAACCGAATCCCCCTCGACGATGACCACATCCACATCGATGTGACCTACGACGACTGTGATATTGAGTTCGTCCGCACTCTCTCCGACATCTACGTCCACTCTCCCTGCCCCTGCTGCGACGACGGACTCGACAGCGTCTCCTGGCCCTGCCCGGCCGGTGAGCACCTCCAGGAGTTCATCGACGAAGCCCCCGACGACAACGAGAACGTCTCACTGGAGAACATTCGCTTCGGTGTCTACCTCACCAACACCACAGAACAACCCTTCCGCCTCTACCTCGAAGCCGAGCACTCTTGCTTCACCGCTGTCACCCAGCGCATCGAATACGCAGTAGACGACATCAGCGGAGATGAGGGCTGGGCGGTCAGCGACTCTGAGCGCCTGCTCAATGTCTACGGCACCAATCAAATCTGCTGGGGCTACGGCAACTCCCAGCCGCGGTCCCTGGCAGAGGCCGCTCTGGCCTACCGCACCCTTCCTGCCAATCAGGACCTCATCCCCCTCGAATCCCACATCAGCAACATCGCCCGCGTCGATGACCGTGACTGCGACTACTCCCCCTCGGGTCTGTTCTTTGAGCTGCCGATGGACCGCACGCTTGCCAAAGCGCTGATCCTCGCCAAGCTCACCCCTGAGCAGCGCCAGGCCTTCATGCTCCTGGCCACGGCTCCCAAGGCTCAGCTGCTTGAGGACATCGCTGCTATTACAGCGACCTGGCAGTCCGTCGAGATCCCCCAGCCAGACGGCACCACAGCCACCACGGAGCTCTGGGTCAGCGATGCCCTCCCCGATGGCACCCGCTGGCTCATCGGCACCGACGAATTCAACGAACACCCCGGCTTCAACGGCGTTCTCCTCGGTCAACTCAACCCCGCTCCGCCTCTCGTTCTCGCATGAATATCTCCAGCACTCTCGTCATCGGCGCAGGCGGCACCGGCGGTCACCTGATCCCGCTGCTCGCCCGCCTGCTCACCTACCACCCCGCCGCCTCCGGTCCCATCACCATCTACGACGGTGATGCCTTCGAGCCCCACAACGCTGAGCGCCAGCCCTGCTCCATCGAGGCCGCCGGGCTGCCCAAGGCCGAGTGGATGCGCCAGCTCTGCGCCCAACAGGGCCTCGAAGTCCAAGCCCAGGCCAGCTACGTCAACGCCTCCACCCTGCGCCGCTTCTTACGCCAGGCCGATGGCACCCCGTTGATCATCGCCAGCGTGGACAACGACGCCACCCGCAAGATGTGCCTCGACATCCTCGAGGAGACCGGCAGCGACTTCTTCTTTGTCACACCCGGCAATGCAGGCGCAGACGATCCCCTCCAGGCCATCCGCGGCAATGTCCTCTGGTATGGCCGCGTCGCCGGTCAGACCTACGGCATCAACCCAGCCCTGGTCTTCCCCAATATCGAAACCCCGCAGGACGCCATCCCCCGTGATGGCGGCTGCATGCTCCAGCAAGCCAGCTCACCGCAGCTCGTTACCGCCAATGCCTTGGCCGCCACGCTCACCCTGGCGGTGGTTCAAAACATCCTGGACGACCAGCTTCCGCAGACCGGTAGCTCCGTCTTCTTCAACGGCCGCTCCTTCACCCTCTCCGCTTCCTGAAATGACCACCACCGCTCCCGCCGCTCCCACGACTGCCGATCTCAACGGCATCACGATTCAGCTCGACAATCTCTACAACGCCTACGCCGCCATGCTCGAGCAGGCCAAGCAGCAACTCGAAAACCTCGAGCTCAGCGAAAGCCAAGTCGATCGCATTGCCGATTGCTGCAGTCGGCGCCTCGCTGATGACGTCACCGGTGACGTCATCAGCAGGCTCTATGACCAGTTCCGCCGTGAAATGCTTCACGCGGAGGACACCGATACGCCCCACTGGCTGCTCGATGCCCTCGAGCGGCGCGTCAGCTCCACCGTCACCAGGCGCATCACCAGCGAGATCGAAGCCACCGTCGAAGAATCAGCCCGCAGCTACCTGGAGTCAGGCAGCTTCAGTGGCTACATGAATGACGCCGTATCCAGGGAGCTCGCGCATCCCAACGGAGTCGTCGGCCGTCGCTTCCGGCACCGGGTGCGCGAGGCCATCGGCGAACTCTTTACGGCAGACGACATCCGCGAGGCCCTTGGCCTTAACGCCTTCGGTCAAGCCCAGTAGCTCGCTCACCCCACCGCAAGGTGGGGTTTTTCTTTTGCATGCCAGTGCAGCTCGCCTTGACGAGCGCCTTATACTCCCGCACCCCTGGACCCGCAAGACCCATGCTTCCCATCGCTTGCCTCACTCAGACATGCTTCTCCATGATGCTTGGCGTTGGCTACATCATGACCCAAACGCCAGACGCTCTGCTGTACCGCAGCATGTCGGAAGACGCCTACTTCTACTGCCAAGGCTCCAGCGGTTACTACCAGTGCCAACGCCTTGACCCCGAGGCGGCGAAACGACTGGAGCGCCGCCAGCGCAACTTGAACTACGGGCGGTACCAGTAAGGATTCCTCGCCCGGTAGTCGCCCAGTTGCTCCTCCAACTCCTGCCGCGCGCTCATTGGCACCCTCTCGCGATCCACCGGCTCAAACGGCGATACGGCACCCCGAACCACCTGGCTTGCCCTGAACTGCTGAACCTCTTCCGGATCCGGGGACGCCTTTCTCCCACTTGTAAATCCAATCGAACCCCAGAGACCGCGCTCTGGTGAGCTGGTCTGTAGGACCGGACCATAACCGGCCGCGCCCGGTCCATTCGCTCCAGGCGCAAAGCCATTGCCGCCCATCAACCTTAAACCTCCCTTGCGGATAGAGACCGAAGGATCCATGGCGCTCCATTTCCCGCCAATCGCAAAGTCGCCCCGCTTGAATTCAGCTGAGCGTGCACTGGGATTGACCGTCAGGCTCCACTTGTCCTGCGGTGGGCCCATTGCGTTTGCCTTTGCCTGACCGGCGCGCCGCAAGGTGAAGCCATTGGCGCCGGCCGAGACGCTCCCAGTCTCGTCCTCGCCGCCAAGACCACCTCCCTGCGCGAAGTCCAGTAACGCTCTTACTCCTCCTTCATGATCCATTGGTTGTCCAATGGCATCACGCGGAATCGCTGAATCCCAGTTCTGCAGCAATTCATCCTTGAGCTGCATCAGCGCATCACCTGCGCTGCGGCCTCCCGAAATCGGCAACGGCATGGTCTTTCTCCTATGTCCCGAAGGTGACCTCAGGCTGTACTGCTCCCATGGCCGTGTACAGCGGTTCGCTGTTCTCCGGTGCCATGGGATTCAGGCTCGGCCGAGGGAACAGCTTGTCCGTCCGCCACTGCACAACCTTCCGGAACTCATCGAGCTTCTCCGGATGACCTAACCCCTGCCGCAAATCCATGGGACCAAACCCCAGGGCCCCGCCCGCCATCTGCACCGGGAAATCGTTATCACCCATCACGCCTCTCACAAAGCTTCACGGCTTCTTGCGCCATCACGTAGTACGAACTCCTGAGGCGGCCGGCCTCCTCCAAGGCCGCTTTGATCTGCCGCCACAGCTCGCATTCCCAGTGCACGGGCTGCTCCATCAGCCCAGCGGCTTCTCCCGCTCAGCCTGGGCCTCAGTGCCCTGCTGGATGTAATCCATCAGTGCCATCAGTCCCTGCCCAGCTGCGGTCAGGCCAGCTGCAGCGCCACCGGTTGCCGCACCGTAGAAGGCAACTTGCCCGGCGCGATTGCCAGCACCCGTGCCAGCCAACATGCTCTGCAGGTTGTACAGCGGATTCTGCTCCGCTTCCCTGGCGGCGGCGCTCTCGAGCATCGAGCGGGCATTGCCCGGTGCCTGCGTTCTGGTGTTCATCCCAGTGCGCAGCAGATTCTCGATGCCGCTGACGCCCTCGTCGCTCATGCGCTTGCCATTAGCGCCAACAAAGCCCTGGCTGACCCGTTGGGCGGCCCGCTCCGGATTGGATTGAGCCTGGCTGACCAGGTCGTCCATCACGGCCTTACGGCGGGCGGCCAGCTGCTCTTCAGCTTGCTGAGCCATGTAGCCCCGGATCCGCTCATCCAGGTTGCGAACACCGCCGAACATCGCCGCTGGTTTCGTACTGCGTTCTTTGCATTCTAGGTGTCAGTCAATTGGGCTTATCCAGCTGTGCATGGGTAGCCCTGCTTCGTTTGTTTCTTTTCTCATTTCCATGGAACTCAACCTCGGCCCTATCTCCGCTCGTCTCTACTCCGGCAGCAACTGGACCCACGCCGAACTGGCCTGGGTTTCCAACCGCAACGGCGGCAAGGCTCGCCGTGAGACCGCTATCAATGCCGGCTTCAAGTCCGAGCACCTGATTGACATGGTCGGCAAGGATAACCCGGCCGACATTTGGGAAGATCCCACCACCGGCACTGTCTACTTCGGCAAGATCGTTCAGACCCCGACCGGTGTCTACGCCATCTCCGCCAAGGAGGTCTTCACTCGTGCCCTCTACGAGAAGGCCTGCAAGGAGGGGCTGAACGAGGCCGAGAAGGCCACCTCCGAGCTCGAGCCCGAGTTCGCCAAGGCCTGATCTCCTGGCCCCGGTGTTCCCCATGGGGCGCCGGGGCCTCCCTTTTCCCGCATTCCGGTTCACAATATGCACGCCACGCCGTGCACTATGAACGATGCCAACCTGGCTCCTCGTCTGGGCCCTCTCCTGCGTCTACGGACTGCAACGGCTGATCTCCTGGCTGGTGCCGAGGCTGCCCAAGCCGCTGGTGACAGCAATCACACGGCGGATTCCACCGCACGCATACGCACCCAGCTGGAATCCTTCGACCGCCGCATCGAGCAGCTCCGGCGCACGCTTTCACGTACGGCTGCTTGACAAACCTCCCCTCTACACCGTCTTCGTCCATGACCCAAGCCGTCACATCACCTGGCAAACCCACTTCTTCTCGCCCGCCGAGCGCGACTCATTCCTCCGTCAACTTGCCGCCGGTGCCACAAAGACCTGCCCCCACAGCATCTGGCGATCCACGCGGCGAGAAGGCTTCCAGCCTCTATGCCCTGGGGATCCAGGCACAGGACATCGCTGGTGAAATCGCCCTTGCTGCCGAGCTCCTCGAGTCCGATGACCCCGAAGAGCAGCAGACCGCGATCAACCTGATCGAGTCCTACCTCGCCGCCGCGGATCACACCGCAGCCCTGCTCGCCGACAAGGCCGACAACGTCGCTCGCTACGTCGATCACCTGCGGGCTGTCTCTGAGTTCCGCAAGCAGCAAGCCCAGCGCCTGGCCGAGCTCGCCGCTGCCGATGCCCGCCGCGCCGAGAAGCTCACCAACTACATGCTCAAGGTGCTGACCACCTTGCAACCCGAGGCCACCAAGTTCAGCCTCCCCACCCACGAACTGCGCTCCCGCCAGTCCACCAGTGTCGAGATCACCGACGAGGGCCTGATCCCCGAGGAGCTCATGCGCATCAAGGTCGAGAAGGCTCCCGACAAGAGCGCCATCAAGCAGGCACTCAAGCAAGGCCAAGACATCCCCGGCGCCCAGCTCATCACCAAGCGCAACTGGTCCATCAATTGATTCCGTCCATGACTCCTGAACTCACTGTCACCATCGAAGCCATGCGTCAGTTCGGCGGTGGCTTTACGGCTCACCTCGCCAATGCCATCGCTGCTGCCGACCCCGGCAACAGACGCGTGCTTCTCGATGCCTTCCCGGATCTGATCCAGAAGTACGGCCCCGCCACGCCCTTTGGCCAGGCCACGCCTGCCATGCAGGAGTTGGCTCACCACTTCTCCGAATCCCTGGCGGCATGAGCCCCAGGCCCGGCGGCCCGGACTTCTGGCGCTCCGTCAGCCCAATCAGTCACCACCACTTCATCACACCGCTTTCACCCCGCGCCCATTGGTTTCTGCGCGATTGCTGTGATCCCGCCCACCTTTATCGCCGCATCGGCCCTGCTCTCCTGCTTGATCCCCAGGAGGCCGACTTTGTGGCGTCCGTTCTCACATCCGCTTACTTCACGATTCACCCCAAGCCATGGCCGTCCGCGTCGCCACCAGTGACCCCAAGCCCAGCATCAAGCTGCCGGGCTTCGACTACTTCTACTTCAACAAGAAACTTCCCAACGGCACCGAATGTGTCGCCGTCATCCCCCAATCCCTGCGCGGCATTGTCCGCAAGAACTTCGTCTTTGACGACGCCGCCCTTCGCTACGACGACGAGCTCAAGGCCTCTGTCCTCCAACTTGACTTTGACGAAGCGCCAACTGCTGATCCTGCGCTCCCTGATGACCCACAGACCGGCTGGGGCGATCACGACCATCTCACTGCCTCTGACTCCGCCGACCCTGAACTCCTCGCTCAGATGATTCAAAACACTCCCGTCATCCCCAACCGCGGCATCCGCCCGGCCACAGCCCGTAAGCAGGCCGCTGCTGCCCGGGCCGCCGAGCACAACCTCGATCTGGATCTGCTCATGATCCTTGATCAGGTCTGCACCGCCTTCAATTACACCTGCAAACGCATCGGTGTCGCTGAGAAGCCGCGCGCCATGGAGGCCCAGAAGATCACTGTCACCGCGGTGATCCCCTGGCTCAAGTCCAAGGGCGTCAACCTCAGCGAAGAGGAAGAGAAGGCTCTCTCCCTCTAGTCATGAACCATTCCAGAATCTTCACCAAAGACCCCATGCTCCGCTACGCGCTGGAGCTGGGCTTTGAAATCTCACCCGGCCGCAGACACTGGCACGCCAGACATCCCAGTGGCGGCCACACGATCATTCCCTTCGGCCGCAAACGTCACCCCCGCTCCGAGCGCAACATCACTGCAGCGCTTCGGCGGGCAACCATCAATCCAACTCTTACTAACGCATCATCATGACAAGCCTCGGTGAACTCCTCACAGAATCCGCCAATCGCGTAAATAAGGCAGCTTCTTCTCTTAAGTCCATCCTGGAGTGGCTCTACAAAGAGCACGACGTCGATGCCTTCACTATCGAATACGAAGGCAGCGATGATAGCGGCACGATTGACAGCGTCTCCCTCTACTGCAACTACGACCCAGACAAGCTCTGTGGCGGCGACCCAAAGGAACTGGATCGCGTAGGCAGCGTCAAAATTCCCTTAGACGTCTATGCCTGCATCCCAACTCGCTGGTCTCCAGATGACAAGCGAATGGTCGAGTGTGACCCGATTCAGGTCACCGTCAATGATGCCCTCAGTGATCTCGGCTGGGACCTGGCCTACGGCAAGAATCCTGGCTTTGAGATCAATGAAGGCGGCTATGGAACAGTGACGGCTGTCATCCGCCACAACACATCTCCTCAGCTACCTCCACGCACTGTTGAGATCACCCTCGACCACAACGAGCGTGTGACGGAAATTGCCTCCTATTCGTATGAGTTCTGATGGCGAACTACACCTATCACGCCATCAGCAGCGTCAATGCCTTTGGCGGTGAACCATCCGATTACTTTGAGATTCATCGGTGGATGGATCGAGGTCGCCGCGGCACCGACAAGCTGCTGCATCGCATGCTCGCCCATCACACCCAAGGCATTGACGATGCCGTCGCCCTCTTTGGCGACACCTTGACCAATAGCCAGGGCAGGCCTGTTCCCATCTCCCTCATTGCCAAGCAGCACGTCATCGAGGACCTCGGCTTCGTCCCAGTCCTTGAGCACTACATGGAACTACTGCACTGCCCTCGCTGGGCCAGCAAACCAGCTCGGCTGCTTCACAGCCGCCTGTTGAACCACCCTGAATTCCAAGACACGCCATGACCTCCACAGCACGCCGCACATTCCTCATCCAGGGACGCGATTACGAATGGGTCGCATCCACCGATGACAACGTTCACTCCTTCTGCTACCTGCGCCTTGATGACGGTGACTTCCGGGTCGCCGCCATCAAGCCCAATGCCGAGCCAGGTCGCCCTCGCTGGTGCCTGCACTGGGGTCCCGATGAGTACACCACGGACCCCAGCTTCCCGCCTTCGGATCACCGCTACCTCCTCGACTGCCACGACGCCGTCGCTAAAGGCATCCAGCCCTATGTCGAGGCACACCCTGAGACCTATCCCCTCTGATCACCATGAACGAATCCTCCAAGTCGCAGCTGACCATTTACGTCCCGGCCGACCTCTACGACGCCCTCGAAATCAAGGCCCGGGCCGCCAACATGACGGTCGGCCAATACGCCTCGTTCATCGTTGAGGCCTATGCCGTTAGCTCGCTCCCAGCCGAGGACGACGCTGCGTGACCCTCGCTGAGATCAAGGCCGCCGTTGACCAGGGGCTCATCGTCCATTGGGCCAGTCCCAGCTACCGGGTCAAACGCCACGACGCCGGTGGCTACTACATCGCCCACGACAGCGGACAGGCCATCGCCCTAACCCATCACGATGGCCAGACCCTCAACGGCGAGCCCTTTGAGTTCTTCCTGGCGACCTAGCAGCTGCGCAGGGTTGCCTTGCAAAACCAGCTGGCCTTAAAGGCAGCGCCCACCAGCTCAGCCATCAGGTTCGCCGCATCCGGCGCCTCTACCTCCTGGGCCACGCGCTCAATGGATTTCGCCAGGAAGCCCATCGCTTCCAGGTTGCCGTAGTACGTCATCAACATGGCGCGGCCATCGTGGCTATCCACGTGCTTAAAGCCGCACACCGCCTCCTTGAGGCCGCAAGAGCACAACGGCATCCAGTAATCCATCGAGCGCACCAGCTCAGCCACCTGATCGAACTGCTCGAGGTGTGCCTCGTACTGATCCTTCAGGAACTTGTGCACTGCCAAGAAGTTCTCGCCTTCGTGATTCAGGTGGGCAAGGTGCGCCTGTGTTTCCAGCTCCTTCAGAAAGGCCGCCAGCATGATCAGCTGCTCAATCAGCCGGGCAACAGCGGGCGCCTCGTTGCTCGGTGACACCATCAGTCCGGCCATCGGGGATGCCGGCGGACGCATCGCGATCCCGTCCTGAACCATCACCTCAGGCTCCATCACACCAGGCCGTGCACTGCGCACGACCAGTCTATCTAGCTTGTCCCGGCTGCCCTGCAGCTGGGGTTTTTACGCGCGTGCTCAGCAGTGCACGTGCTCGTTTGCTTCGCTGTCATGTCACTGATTACACCCGAACCGACCAGCGCCCTGGCCCCCGTCATTCCGGGGGCTGATGGCATCCTTCCCGCCAGTCCCCAGCTGGAATACCGCACCCTCGGCATCAACACCGAGAGCGGCCAGCTCTACCTCTACGGCCCGACGCCGCGGGATCCAGGCCCCGCTATCCCTGCAATCTGGGGTCAGATCACCGATGTCGCCGTCACCCAGCACGGCAACTCCGGCGGCCGGGGCGGCAACAGCTGGGATGGCGCCCGCGATCACCTCGATGTCCGGGTTCAGACCGCTGTTCCCACCCTCGTCTACCTGCTGCGGCTGCCGGCTTACCGCGGCCAATGGCATTACAGGTCCCTGCTGGGTGCCCTGCTGGACCTTGCGCTGAACGACACGCCTGTCAAACTGGAAGCCAGGCGCGGACGCGAGGCCACGTTCATCCAAGTCTCCCTTGATCCCGAGGGCCTGCAACCCGTCAAGGCTCCCTGCATTGGGCCCACCCGGGATGACCTGGAGATCGCCGTCAACGCATGCCGCCGCTCGATTGGCCTCGCCCCTCAGTTCTGTGACTGACAAACCCGAAATTCCCGATTCGATCTCAGCCTCCGAGCTCTCCGCGCTGCTGAGTGGTGGCGACAAGCTGCCGCTCAGCACCGTCATTCCCTGCCTCGACTTCGGCGGCTCAACCGGTGGTGCCTGCGATCTGCAGTTCGCCATCAACCAGATGATCTGCGCATCCGGCGGCGTCAACATCGTCCAGGTGCTGACCGCCGCCATGCATCTCATCGTTGAGCTTGACTGCACCTTCGCCAACCAGCTCGACAACATTCGCCTGCAGTACGCGCCCTACGACAAGGCCTCTGACGAAGAGCGCATGGTCATGACGCGCTACATCAGCCAGAACCGCCGCGGGCTGCAGAACAGCATGCTCCACCTCGAGAGCGTGATGGCCATGCTCATGCCCGCCTTTGCCCACGAACGCATTGATCTACTCAAGCAGAAATATGGCCACTTCGAGAACATCAAGAAGTTCCGCTCTCACCTGTTGATCTCTGATGAGCTCCTGATGGATCTCGAGATCGACCGTGATGCCGTGACTGAATACCTCGCCCAACAAGCCTCCGCTTGATCGCTCTTCTTTCGTTTGATCTCATCCATGCGCCGCCGTATCTCCGTCCTCAGGGAGGACCGCATCTGGGACCTCCGCTCCCAGGGCTACTCCTGTGATTCCATCGCCCGCATCGTCGACATCTGCCCCAGCTCGGTCACTCACGTCGTCCGCCGCGTGCGCCGCCGCCCGCCTGAGCACCTCGATCCCATCCGCCGGGGCCGGGGCCACAGCTTTCTTTCAGACTTCCAAGTCGCCGAGATCCGCAAGCGCAAGGCCAGCGGCGAGACCCTGCTCTCCATTGGCAAGGACTTCTCGCTCACGGAGTCCTCGGTCTCGCTGATTGCCCGCGGCATTACCTACAGCCAGCCCGAGGTCTCCGGCTACCCCTTCTCCTTCAGCAACAGGCTCGTGGCATGACCAGCTACCGCATGGTCAGCGAGCAGGACATCGATGGCTACACCGCCTATCGCAGCAGGCTCGCCGCCATCACCACGCCAGGTGATCCGCAGCCCTGGCAATTCCGCGATTGGTTCTACTCCCGCTATCAGTGTTGGCCGCTCGATGAAACAGTCTCCGACAAATCAGCGCGTTTCTATCTCCTCAATCACCCTGCTACTCGGCCTAGTGGCGCTGCTGGGGATCCTCAATCCCCCACCGACGGGCAATGCCTCGCCGCCTAAGCACTACGCCAACGGCCTCAATACAGGCCCCTGATCACCGATAGAACCATGCGCTGCCCGTGCTGCGGCAAGACCGACAAGATCATCACCCTTGAATCCCGCCGCGTTAAACCCGACAACTCCATCCGCAGACGCCGCGAATGTCGCCGCTGTCTTCTGCGCTGGACCACCAAAGAATCCATCCTCACCGAAACCCTATGCGCCACCGATCAGACCCCCGAGACCGATGAACCCCATTGCCACCGCTGCGAGCAATGGCAATCCAGAACCAGATCCTGCGGCCTGGGCTTCCCTGAGTCCCGGCTGAGTGGGTTCTTTGCGGCCGAGTGCCTGCACTACCAAAGAGAACCCCAGGTTCCACTCGCTGCCTGACCCCCTCATCACCCATGCCGTCCCGCCACTAGTGGGGCGGCTTTTCTGTTTGCACCGTTTTTCTGTGCCATGTACGTCCAAAAGCCCACCGTTCAGATCCGCCTCAACCCGACCCAGGCTGAGTTCATCTACTGGGAGCTACTCGGCCTGCTCTCCGACTACCAGGAGGAGCACACCGCCGACCTCGAGCCCCACGAAGAAGCCGCCCTGCTCTCAGCTGTCTGCCAACTCGAGACCGGGTTGGCGCGATCCCAGGCCGTCGGCACCGTCCAACTCGAGCAGCTGCGCGCCTCAGTCTCGCGGCTGAAAGACAAGCAACGCCAATGACCCAGCGGCACCCTCACACTGCACGACCGGCCGTACACTGTGACCCCAGCGGTGCCATGTGCCTATCGCTCTGCCCTCCTCTCTGACCATGCGAATCACCTTTCCCGGGAGCCAGCTCCCCGACGCCAGCCTCAGCGGTCATGACAGCGAAACCCTGCACAGCATCGCCAGCATCTGCAGCGGTGGTCTCCCGTTTCGCCTCTGCTACGACGAGCCGCGCTTCCGCTACCCCCTCGCGGCCAGCTTCACCAGCCGAGGCCCTGCAGCTCAACGCTTCTGAACTGCTGGCCTACGGCGCCTGCCTCGAGTGGGAGCTGCTCGGCCTCAAGGTCGGCGCCTGGAGTGCCACCCGCGAACTCAATCGCCGCACCAATCGGCGATGGGGTTGCCGCGACTGGTGGCTACTGCTCGCCCCTGACTACCGGCGCCTAGTCGGTGATCTCCGCCATCAACCCGCATGAACACACACCCCGCTACCCCGCCCGATGACCTCATCGATCTCTGGGGTGATCTTCAGACCCCCTGGACCCAGAAGGCCAAGTTGATCTCCAACTGGGGATTCAACCAGGCCATTGACGCCATCCAGATTCCAGCCTCCGGCCCCGACCTCCTATTCATCGCAGGGCTGCAAGAGGCAAAGAATCAGTTGATGACTCTTTCTACCACCAGTAGTGCTGACAACTAATGCTTACTTTCCGAGAATTTACAAAGGTCTTTGACGACCCTTACTGCTCTCAGATCCTGGTCCAACGGATCTACGACGCCGACGAGGAGAAAGCAGCGATAAGTCTCACGGTGTTTTCCATTGATTCCGGTGCCACATGCACTACGACTATCCACTTTGACTTCGATGTCAATGCAGACAGCTTTTTTGACAACATCACCGCTTCCGAGGCTCGTGTCCTGATCACTCCATTGCTTGATGCGATTGAACGGTTATTCCCCGCCGCTGAGAACAATCAATGACCATGTTCGAGTACAAAGAAGCCAGGCCAGACTTTGCTCTTGCCTATTCAGCTCTTGCTAGGCGGGTAGCTGAAGCACACGCTTTCGCTGTTGCCCAAGACTTTGCTGAATGCAAAGACGTACTTGCCGAGGCAATGGCTGTTATCAAGCAAGTGGAAACCACTCATGCAATTGTCCGCAGTACCGCAAGTAGGGAAAGCGACTAATGGACGACCTCATTGAACAAGTAGAAATTATCAGAGAATATCCTGATGACCCCAAAGACCACGAAGACAACTATCTGACAGGATGGATAGACGCCTGCAATGCAGTCCTTGAACTCCTGCACGCCCGACTGAAACACGATCACCCCTTTAGTGGAGGAGACTAATGACTGAACAACAACACCCGATCACCCCGCCGCCTGAGCTGGTGCGGAAGTGGCTCAGCGAATACTTTGGCCACCCAGTTAACGGTGAGATAAGCAGCTCTGAGCTTGACCTCGCCACCCGAGCCGCCCGCTGGGCAGCTGATCAGGAGCTGGAGGCGTGCTGCCACCTGCTACGACTGCAAGGCTTCGACGTGGTTGATGACCTTCGCGCTACCCGGCGCCCAAAACCCTTGAGCCTAAGGCAACAGGCATTGGCAACGCTTGAAGAAGGGCCCGACGACGGTAAAGAACTACTCGTATTTGACACAGCTCAAGTAAACATCATCCGCCGCGCACTGGAGCAACTTCCCAATGACTGACAACAAACTTCAAGAGTTTCACGCAACAGCCGCACAGCTCATTCGTTCTGTAATCATCAACGCAATCAAAGACACTGCCGATTGTCATTGGCGTGTTGCTGAAGGCCCAGAGGAAGGCAGTCAAATGGTTCGCGTCCGCGACCTAATGGCATGGGCCGAACAAACTGCATCCAACCTGGAGAAAACTGATGACAACTGAACTAAATCCAGCATTGAAACTAGGTGACTTAATAGAACAACTTGAATCAGAGATTGATCGGTATGAGATCAGTACGAGCGAGGCTCTTGCACGTGCTTATGCTGCTGGCGCTGATCAGCAACTTGCAGAAGATGCGAAGTGGCTAGATTGCAATGCTCTGAATGAAGCACATCTAAAAACTATTCCCGTGGGTGGCTTGCTGAAAGAAGCTATGCGACCCAAGCCGCCGAGCTTGAAGGAGCAGGC